TACATCGCCAATATCACAATGAAATACTTTGCAAATTCTCATAAGCACATCAAGGGATACTGTTTCATTCTTATTTAATTTTGTTGCAACAGACGCTGAAATTTCCGCAGCACGCATTAAATCTTGTCTTTTCATTTGATTATCAATCATAAGTTTTTGAAGTTTATTGTAGTTTATTCTCATCTGTAACACTTCTCGGTATTTTCTGTTCCTTTTGGTTACACTTACCCATTTGACATTATACTATAAATAATCTATTTTTCTCAAGATATATGGGGTATTCACAACTCCTATCCGGTAAGATGTTGTTTTTTTCTAACACCTAATACCATGAACATTCTTGGTGCCAGGTGCACATGAACATACTTATTCATATTTTGTTCATCTCTCGTTCATTTGCATCTGGCGCCTCAAGCCTTCTTTTATGTTAAAACTCGATCCATATATTATAAGATTATGTATTCTGTAAATTATCTCATAAACTTTCCTTTGTGTTTTACACATACCAGTAATTGGAATATATATCTTGTAACTCAACTATTGTATATCTAATTTAAAGTCATTATTTATTGATTTCGTAATGACACGCTCGCCTTTACTGTTACATAAATTTTTCTTTGAAATAATATTTCTTTGAACTTCTACTCCATCCTCATTAACAATCAAACATTCATACAACTTATATCCCAAAATCTCCATTAGTATATTCACACCAAAATAATTGTGTCTAACATGCAACAAAAAAAGAGTAACAAAGAACACACCAAATAACAAAACCCCATCCCAATGAGTAAAATTAAATGCACATAATGGTAACACATAGGAAAGCAAAAATTCACTTGTTGCCAATCTATTTTCTTTTGCTATAATTATTTCTCCAGTCTCATTTCCCTCTTTTCCTTTCAATAATTTCAACCATAATAATATGAATATTATACAGAGTATAAATATAACTACTATTCCCCACACACTTATTCTTTCTGTCCAAATATTCTCACTATTACTAACTATATTTTTTATATCAATGATTGCAACTGACAACCATAATGGCAAAAAAGAAACGAAATACATAATAAATAATAATACTTTCGACATTCTATTTTCTCCTTACGACCATTTTCTGGCCCCAACTACTTCCTTAGGTGTTTCATCAAACGGATCCACCATACCATTGTTACACAATAGCTTCACTAATTTATTATTATTTCCCTCAACAGTTGTATCAATTTTATCATTTTTCATAGCTATCTCAAATTTTTTCGCTAGTATTTTTCGCTTTTCTTTATCCTTTAATGCCTCTAATTTGATATCATTAAAAGAAACAAACCTTCTTGGATTATGTCCTGAGCATGCATCTTTTTGAAACGCTTCAAAATCCGTTAAAAAATCACATTCTTGGATTTCCTTCACTTTATCAAAACATATCTTCTTATATGCTCTCTCCAAATTGAATAATTTCTCTCCAGACAAGTTAAACATATATACCATATCATCCACTATCATTACATCTATTAGTGATTTCAAAGATATAACTTTCTCTGAAATCTCTTTAAATCTGCTATTAGAATACATAAATTTGTGTTTTAATGTTGTTATTGGTTTTTGCATAGTTATTAATCTCACCAATTTATTTTCATCATTAATTTTTATCATTCCCTTTATAACATATGCCTGTGCACAAAACTCCAACGGTGGTATCTCTGTATCCGGAGCAGCTAATGAGCTAATCAATTTATTATAATTTTCTCTGATCAAATCATTTGATACAGCAATTTTATATATTACATTCCCAACTACTGATCCATCATAATCTTGTACACCAGTATAATTCTTCTGTAATTCGGCCGTATATCTCTCTGATATCTCTGTTACCATTTTGCTTAATGCACCATCAGGTGAAAAAACAATTTCCCTGCCTGTATACGATATCCCTGTTTTCTTTGAAATTGTAAACTTTAATAATTGTAAACTTAATCCCTGTGCCTCAGACAAAGATTCGAAAACATTCTGTATTTTTCCTAATGACATAGTCTATAATCTCCCTCGCTCACACAAAAAAATCAACAGAATACCTTTTTATTTTACAATTTAATATACAACCTGTAAACTACACTGTCTTTCCCAATGACCACTCACTCCCGTTTTTCGACCATTCGCTACTGATTTTTATATGATTTATATTTTCTTTACCAAATCTTATCCAGATTCATACTATAATCACACTTCTCATTATTTTTGATAACCTATAAACCTCCAATATCTAGCAATCTTTTCTTGTTGAAATGCGTGTTTACCTTACACACTCCCATACGCCAAAAGAAGGCCGCCTTCCGGCAGCCCCCTATCGTTCATCTCAAGCCCCAACTCCATTCCACGCTGAGAAGTCTATCAAACTCCCTATGCTCGAGGTCAGTTCTTCATGATTGAATGCCTCCAGCACACTCTTCATGGTCTTGGCAAATCTTTTCTCGTCCTTTGTGAGTGCCAGAAGATATGCGGTGTTTCTGGCATCACAGCAAGCGTCATGCTTCTGACCTGCGAAGTCTATACCTGCATAATCAACCGCCTGGGATAAAGTAATGATCCTTCCAATGCCAACCAGATCGCTGAATTCCTTCTGGAAGTCATGCCACTGTCCGAACACCTTGTCTACATCTTCATTCCACGGTATGTTCTTCAGCTTCATTTCTCTGCGAAGCTGAAGTTCATCAGAATCGCTCCAGCCATACATGACCACTTCTTCTCCGAAACTGATGCACCACTTTATGAAAGCGTCAAATGCGTCTGCAAACACAGGACTATCCTGAAGCTTATCCATGGTTATTCCCGTAAGCTTCTCAACCTTTTTTACCACCTTTTCGTTGAACTGCGGTTTTACATACATCTTAAATGCGCCTATTTCCTCGAATTTTTCATTCATGGTAACGGCCCGATCTCTATCACCTCATTGGTGCTTATCTTTCTCTCATTTTCATATTTGAAGCCCAACCAGTTCATCTCAAGATCTACAACTATATGTACCATTTTTGCTTCTTTCCGACACCGTATCATATTTTTTCACAATCCTAACTTCTCTCTTATGCAATCCTACCACATTTACTGTACTATTTTTTCCCGCACCGGGCAAAACAAAAAGGACAGCCACCAATATAGTGGTCTGTCCCTGTCTGTTTCATATATCATTGTTCGCAGCTTTCACTGACTAGTATTTCCTACGCTATCATCCAAGCTTTTCAAGAACCACCCCAATCTTCAAGTTCCTCTCCGTCTCCACCCTATCAAACTTAACCACATAGCACCCTATATCTCCCCTGATACCGGTTATCGTGCCCTCACCGAACACCTTATGTCTCACCCGGTCGCCGGGCTTTAGCTCGGTGTCCAGCGGCATATAGCGGCTTTCATTTGCGGCTATGTAGCTCTTTGTGTCATCGACAAGGCGCTGCGGAAGCTCGTTCACGTAGTCGATTGCTTGCCGGTCTATGTTGAAGATAAACCTGGAAGGATATCTAAATGAATCATCGTAGTTCAGACCCTCTGCATCGCTGATGTACAGGCCGCGCTCTGCTCTGGTGCATGCCACGTATGCCATGCGTCGTTCCTCCTCGAGCATCGCCTCAGTGTCCACGTGCTTGCTTGGGAATATGCCTTCATTTACACCGCACACGAACACATATTGGAACTCCAGGCCCTTTGCGGTGTGTATGGTCATCATCGTCACAGAATCCTTGTCCTTCTCCCTGTCATTGTTCGTGTAGAGAGCTATGCTCTGCAGATATTCCTCCAGCGTATTCTCCTCACCGGAGGTCTTCTCATATTCGTCTATCGACTGCTTCAGCTCTGCCAGGTTGTCCAGCCTTTCCTGTTCGCCCGCCTGTCTGAGCATCGCCTCGTAGCCCGTGGCGGCCATGAGCTCCGTCACAAGATCAGACAGACTTTTCTCCTTGTATGTCTTCCTGAAATTTTCTATGATATCGACAAAGGCTGAAGCACCTGTCGACTTAACAGTCTTCTCCTCCAGAAGATCCTGAAGACCGCTGTACAGTGAGCATCTGTGAGTCTCACAGTACGACTTCAGCATCGACATTCTCTTTTTACCAAAGTTCCGCTTTGGTTCATTTATCACCCTGCGGAATGACAGATCATCCGCGTATGCCACCATCCTGAGATATGCCAGCACATCCTTTATCTCCTTGCGTTTGTAGAACTCCGTTCCGCTGTAGAGGACATACGGGATCTTTGTCTTGATAAATGCTTCCTCTATGCTTCTCGACACGAAATGTGACCTGTACAAAACGGCTGTGTCACTGTACTTTGCTCCTGTCTCAACAAGCCTTTTTATCTCGTTTGTCACCCACTGGGCTTCATCCCCGGTGGTTCTGGAATGTACGTACAGAGGGCGTGCCTCAGACGGCTTCACAGCCACAAGCCTGTGGGGCAGTCTGTTCCTGTTCTTCTCGATCAGTGAGTTGGACACCGCCAGTATGTCAGGAGTTGAACGATAATTCGTGTCGAGGAATATGGTCTGTGTATTCTCATGGTTCTTGTCGAATTCCAGTATGTACTCTATCCTTGCCCCGCGCCACGTATATATAGTCTGATCCGGATCGCCCACGATGAACAGATTCCTGTGATAACCGCTGAGTATCTCCGCCAGCGCATACTGGTTACCGCTGACATCCTGAAACTCGTCCACCATGACATACATCATGCGTTCCTGCCATTTGCGGCATTTCTCCGCATCGGTTCTGAGGATGTGGAGCGCAATGGTTATGAGATCATCATAGTCAAGTCCATACACCTTCTTCTGTTCGTACAGGTATCCCAGAAATACTTTTTCAGGTATGTCTGAAGCCTTCTCATAATCCGCCAGCAGTCTGTCGTTGCTTATGTCCGCCAGATATGCAATGTGCTGCATCTCGTTCTTCATCGCCGATATGTGATCCCTGGCCATGTCAAATGTATATGTTCTCGACTGTATATGGGCATTCTCGTACACCGTTTTGAGTATATCCTCCGTGTCCTCGCTATCCATCACCACAAAGTTCTGGGGATAATTGATGGCATGGATATCCTCCCTCAGAAGCTTCACACAGAAGCCGTGAAATGTGCAGATGTATCCCGTATCACTGTCCCCGATCATCTGTCTGATACGTTTGCTCATCTCCCTCGCCGCTTTATTTGTAAATGTGACACACAGTATATTCGATGTGGATATTCCAAGCTCATCCACCAGATACGCATATCTGTATGTGAGCGCCTTTGTCTTGCCAGTTCCCGCTCCCGCAATTATGCGCACATACCCTTCTGTGGTGGTCACTGCCTCCTTTTGCTGTTCATTCAGTTCATCTATAAAATTATCCATACAGTCCTCCATATATTCACAAACATATGTTCAGTATAGCAGATTATATCTTTCATGTCACTACACTCATGGTTTTACACCATAACGATCTTCACATAAAAAACAGGACAGCCACATCATCTGTGACTGTCCCGCCAACGCATCAACGCATTTCATTTATTTTGACTTTTTGTATACAGCTTTCTTAGGAGTGTTCATTCCCTTCGCCTTGAGCTTCTTTGCATATGCGTCATATTTCTTCTTAGGAAGATATATCTTCACATTGCTCTTGACACCCTGAAAAGCATTCTTACCGATAGTCGTTATCCTTGTAGACTTTATGGTAACTTTTCCAAGCTTTCCACACTTGCTGAATGCTGCACCGCCTATGGTCTTAACGTTTCCTCCTATCACAACCGTGGTGAGATATTTGCGTCCTGTAAATGCTTTCGCTCCTACAGCCGTAACATTGAAGTTCACTCCACCGATCTTGACACTGGATGCAACCGTGAGTGACTTGAACTTCTTGTCGCTCTTCTTGCTTGTACTTCCAACAAGTGTCACTGTTCCCTTGCCATTTGAAGCGGCATTTGTCACCTTATATTTCAGATAGCCAGGCACGCCCTTCTGCGCAACTTTATATATCTTGCCCTTGCCAGCCTTGATAGCAAATGTCTTGCTGACGGAGCCTCTGTAATTACCCTTACCAGTGATCTTTACTGTCGCTGTACCGATATTCTTGTTGTTCTTGTACTGTACGGTGTAATCCACACCATTCTTCAGTGTTGTTTTGCCTCTCCTCAGCGCAAGCGATTTAACAGTGATAGGTGATCCTGTGTATGTATATCCATTCTTTTCTATACCGCTTACGACCACATTGTTCTTGGAATTTCCTATGTCTATTCCAAGGGCAGCTACTGACTCATAACGCTTGTACCCACACTTGGTACAGGTAAATGTCTTCTTACCTGCCGCTGTGTCTGTAGGCTTGGTCGTTATCGCACCCTTGTCCCATGTGTGATTTGCCAGGCCTGACTTCTCTCCACATGAGCACTGATACCAGTGAGATCTGCTGTCGCTCTTGTACTTATTGCCGTAATCGTGTACATGCTGCTCCGGCTCTTTCTCGATGGTAATCTTTACATTGAATACAACTCCATTGTAAGCCCTGTTCCATCCTGTAACTGATGTCCAGTCATAATTTACTGTGTCTGCAGGCTTGAAGCAAAGCTTGTATGTATTGCCATCCTCAACCTTTGTCGTTCTGTCTGTATACCATGTGTATACTCCATCCTCGCGCTCTGGAAGCTCTATGTCTGCAAGAGTCATATTCTCCTTAGCACTCAGTGAATCTATCGCCTGAGTAAATACTGCATTTGCAGGAATAATCTGAACAGTTATCTCCACATGCTCTGCTCTCTCGTATACATCCTCATCTTCAGGTACAAATGTTGCAAGGAAAGTCTTTGTTCCAACCTCTCCCACAGATTCATCTGCATTCTCCCAGATGAACATTCCACCTGCTGTCTCAGGCAGGAGTATCTTGCCAACAGTGTCTCCGTATGTAGCTGTGACATTCTCAGGAACTGTAAATACAGGATCCTGCTTTCTCACATACACTGAAAGCTTCACTGCAATTCTCACACTTCCGTCTTCCAGTTCCTCATATGTTCCCTCTGCTGCATCGATCTTGCTCCAGTCATAGTTTGCTGTGTCGTCTGGAACAAAGTATGCATCGTAGGTCTCGCTTGTTCCGGCCTTGCCTACCTGCTGTGTTCCATCTGCCCACATGTACTTTCCTGCTGCCGATGTTGGAAGCTCCACATCCGCAAGGGTCTTGCCGGCATATGCGTCGCCCGCCTTTCCGGCAGTAAATGAAGGTATTCCCTTCTCCACGCTGGATATGATCAGTGTGAACTCAGCCACTGTCTGATTCTGTCCTCTCACCGTGAACTTGACTGTCTGTGCCTCAGCACTTGCAGTCTTTGGTGTTCCATATACCTTCCCATCGTATATCACAAGTCCTGCCGGAAGTGTCTGTCCCTTTGCAAGAGAGTATGACACATATCCGTTGTCCACCGCTTCATCATTCTGGATCTCTATGGCTGTCAGATCATATAATGGCTCATCCTTTGTGGTTGTCTTTCCAACCTGTGCCTTAACTGTATCCTCTGTCTTTGCGAGAGTTATATTTACAGCCTCCTGCTTTGCCATATTTACCGTAACTGTTGCCGGCTCATATGTCATGACGCCGCTCCAGAGACGGTTGTTACTTGTAGTCATGGCTGTGTCATCCGGTCCAAATACAACTGAATCCACCGCCATTCCATCTATCGGCTCACCGTCTATTGTGATGTAGAACGACTTGCCACCCTTTATATAGAGTGCATCGTCACCGTCAACACCTGACTTCTTCTGACAGCTTGTTGCCGATGAACTCTTCTCTATCTTTGCATCACCATCCTTGAAGCAATATGCAGGATAATCCACATCAAGCTTGTAGAAAATGACGCTGTAACTTTTCAGTGCATACACCATATCCGGGATCACTGTGGTAAGTATGCTTCCGCTTCCAAGGCTTGACGTATATGCAAGCTGCTTCATATTACCATAGTTTACGATCATTGCACTGTTTGTGAGGTTGCCAAATGTAAACTGTGCATCAGCTCTGTTGATGAGCTTTGCATTTGTATTCAAGGTGAGTCTCTCACTATTTGTGGCTGTGATCTCTCCGTAGTTATCTACTGTTGCTGAAGCCTGAACATTTCCTGTCAGGTTCCATGCACCTCTGTTGACCAGTGATCCTGTAATGGTCAGAGCACCGTCCACATTCCATGTGCCAAGGTTCTCAACATCACCGGTGACTGTCGCTGTCGATGTATTTGTAAGAACTGCGCCCTCGGCGATGGTCAGCTTTGAATCCTTGAGGATCTCAAGCTGTTTTACCTCCACCTCTCTGTCAAGGGTGTAATCTCCGCCTATAGTTAATTTGCCGGCGAGAGACATATACAGTGAACCCAGACTCTCAACCTGGTAATTGTCAGCGGTGCCCTTTACTGTAGCTGTGGACTTTGCATTCTCGTCTACATACTCTACCTTGCCAACCTTACCGCCTGCCGCAAGTACAAAGTCACCTGTGACAGCGCCCTCTGTTCCTGCCTTGACGTATATATTTCCAATGCTGTGACCATAGTTAAATACCAATGCCTTGCTATGCTCATTGTTGACGTCATTTTTTCTGAGTTCTCCTGACTTTATCTCGGCATACAGATCTCCCTTCACATCTGACTGCTGGACAAAGTTGTTGCACTTCTCAGCGCACCATCTTCCATCAACCACACAGTTCACATTTCCAGATACGGCTGTTCCCGACACTCCATTGAAGTAGGAGCGCTTGTTCATGTAATCCGCACCGTATATAAATGTATTGTAATGATCAGTTATACCAACTCTTATATCCACATCACCGGATACTGATCCACCCGATGTGACATACATATTCTCAGACTTGGTTGATTCCGGTGTGTACATCTGTGCAGACTTTGCAAATGTGAAGTCTACCTTCTCCGCATTTGTATTGTACGCACCGTATACCACGCTTCCTGCTCTTCCGTCCTCTGCCGTGAAGGTCACTGTCTTGACATCAGCGTTCCCTGCCGCAGCTACAGTGCCTGACACATAACCGTCCATGATCGTCATGGTTACATTTCCATCTATCGTCACGCGGTCTGCCTTGCTGTCAGTTGAACCCGCAGCACATATATTGCCGACATTTCCGCTTCTGAGTGTCACCGATATGTCACCGGTGTATTTATTTGCTGTGTCCGTATAGCCTGATATGATGTAGCCTGACAGATCATATGTAACCTCTCCATCTATTCTAAGTGGTCTGTTGTCGTCTGCCACTCCGTTGTGATCAGCATCCAGATATACTGAGCTCTTGCTGCTGTCCGATGGATCAACTATTATCACTGCCGAATTTCCACCGAGATCAATGGTCTTATCCTCTGTGTTCACAGATACACCAAGCTTGTTGATATCAGGTATCTCCGTGCCTGCCGGCAGTACCTTGAATACCACTGGGAAATCAACCGATGTTCCATTTCGTCCTGTTATGACAAATGTTACTGTGCTTTCACCTGCATTCTTGGCTGTTCCTGTTATCTTACCCGACTCAAGCACAAGTCCTGATGGAAGTGTCGAACCGCTCTTCAGTCTGTACTGCATGTCAGTTCCATAATCCTTTGTGGTATCTCCTGTAACCTTGAGGATCGTGAGATCGTACGCTGGTGAAGCCGCTGTGTACTTGGTCTCCGCCGCCAGAGTCGGATCTGCGTATTCCTTACTGATGTCTATCTGGTCTGCCACATAATCCACTACAATAGACATAGATGAATCCGGGCCTGTCACCTTTGCACTTCCGTTGCTTCCCTGTACCGGCTCGCCGCCATTTGCCGACACATAGGCTGTGTAACCCGGCACATCGGTATAGCTAACTGTAATCGCCTGTTTGCAGGCAACATATTTGACATTCTCATATTCAACTACATATGACTGTGCAGCCAATTTTGCTGATGTGTTGTCCATGTTTGTTGAGCCGCCTGCATAGCTGTAATACACTCCTGTCCAGCCGCTGGCATCTATATCATCTGCAAATTTTCCTGCTGCCACCCACACACCTTTGTTGCTGAACCGGTCTGAAGGACACTTGAGCGTACCCTTCTGATATACTCTTGCCCAGCCTGATGTCATGTTGACCTTGCCAACATCAAACAGCGCATCCTCGCCTATTGTGAGTGTCGTGTCATACTGTGTCATATTGAGAACCGCAAGCTTCGTATCTCCATTCACAACTGCCTTGGCATACTTTGAATAACCAAGCCGGTCAGCGGTAAGCGTATCGTTAAATACTGCGGATGATCTCTCGTTCAGTGACACATAATCCGTTACCTCAACCGGAGCATTTACATCAACTGCCGCACTGTTATAGATTATCAGAGCCGTTGCCGTGAGCTTCTTATTCACAACATAGGTTCCTCTGATAGTTACGATATCCTTGCTGTTTCTCATGAATGCACCGGTATATTTTGATGTTGTATCCGCTGCAAATCCGCCCTTATCTACAGTGTTCTCTGCGATCTCATATGCGATGGTTCCATCCACGGTTGAATTCGACAAAACATACATAGTTGCTGCCTTACCACCACGGATATTTATACTCACCGCATCGCCGCCTTTATATGAAAGCTCTGAATCCTTTGCACCGTATATTGCTTTTACATTTCCCCCCGTCATGGTGATCCTGATGCTTCGTCTTATGGCGTTGTCCTCGACACCTGTTATCGTGTACTCCGACAGATCTCCGGTGTACAGAGGTGTCTTGCCATCTGCCTGTCCATCCTGATTGTCGTCCACATATATCTCTGTATCTGTGTCGTCCTTTGCCTGAATGACCACCGATGTTCCGTTGAGACATATAGTCTTCTCATCCTCGTCAACTACGATTCGGCCATCCTGGTTGTCCTGTTTCTTCTCCTCATTTGAGACAATCACGTTCAATGAGAGCTGTGCCTTTGAACCGTTTCTTCCTGTCACATGGACTATGACATTTTTTCCGTCTTCATAAAGCTTTCTTGCCGTTCCGACGATCTTGCCATCGGTCAATGTGAGTCCCTCAGGAAGACCATTTGTCTCGTCGATCTCGTATGTAACCTCGCCCTCTCTTGCGTCGTTTGATATGACAAGATCTGCCATGTCATAGAGAGGTGAAGTTGCTGTGTATTCTTTTCCAAGCAGTGCCGATGGATCAACAGTTGTCTTGGATACCACGATCTGCTTTCCTGTCGTTGCGATCGTCACTGTACAAGGCTCGTTCGGCATGCTGAACGTGTACACGCCATTTGCTTCAACCGCTGAATTTTCCGCTGTGTCGCTCTGACCTCTGAAGGTCACCTTGTCAAGAATATATCCCTTGTTCACGGTCGGTGTTATCTTGACATCTGCGCCGCCCTTGACATATGTACCATCAGGATCAATATACTGTGACGTCTTGCCTGTCATGTTGTACGTTGCGGCCTTCTCGTTGGACACAACATCTAATGAATAATTTACATTTGCAACATCCCCTACAGCCGAGTCCTCTATTACACCCCCCTTTGAGAATATATTTGGCAGATACCCATCAGTCGCCTTAAATGTTCCCTTGAGGATTCCACTGTGGAGTATATTTGAACCGCCTGCTGCATATATACCCTCTTTTGCAGTTAACGTTACCCCCTTGTTGATAACGATCACGGCATTGCCCTGGCTTCCGTTCTCTGTGAAGTTACCAAAGTAAATATTGTCAGCAGTTACATCCTTGTCTATCACAAGATTCTGTCCGCCATAATATATATTCTGTCCATAGGTTATGACAGATGAGCCGGTGGTATTCATGCTTGGAGCCATATAATACTTCTCCGGCATACTGCACTTGTCATCAAATGTAACTTTTGCATCCTTGTTATTACCTATATACATCTGGAAGCTTATTCCGTCTGCATTTGTAAAATCTGTGTTGTTGATCTTTATATCAACAGGAACTGTATTCTCGGTTGAACCGGAATAGCTCTCATTTGCCAGATAGAAAATATTATTTCCCGCCAGTCCATTTATACTGCTGTCTGACAACGTTATGTCAACCTTTGTTCCGATATTTCCGCAACTGTAATCACCTCCGGCGAGTCCACATTTTGCAAAATGTATCTTTGCTATATCCGCCTTGAGTTCCCCTGCCAGTGCAAAGTTGCCCATCATGGTAAACATGTCGCTGCCCGCGTATTCATACGAGTTCACAAGCGGATCACCATTTTCGTCTACTATGGATTCATCATTCATGCCATCCACATTGACCGTCATATTTCCCAGACAGCTACCGCCATATACAAACCGTGCTGAACTGCTGATAACGTTGCTGACGCTTATGTTAAGATCATTACTGATGCTTCCGCCCTGCTCTACATTCAGAGATCTCGTAATGCTGCAGCCCGAAACTATGGCATCTACAGAACCATTTACCGTCACATTTGACAGCTCCAGAGCATTTACATAGGCTGCATTACAGTTGTAAAGTTCTGCCTTTATATCACCTTTTACACCTGTGCTCAGATACATGCCATTTAATGTATCTGTTGTTGCCACAGCCTTCATTACAACGCTGGCAGAAGTGATACCGGAACAATTTGAAATTCCATATACCCTGCCGCTGGCGCCAGTGATATTCTCCATGTTCACAGTATACGTATATGTTCCTTCTTCCTCCGGCTGAGTCTGACTGAACGAAACCGAATTCATGCCACATGTTGTGTAACCGGCAGCGCAGTTCTTTATATCTATATCAGCCCTTCCGCCCAGCATACCGCCATACATTCCATATATGGTGTTGAACTTTGCTCCTGAGCCATCAACGCTGACATTTACATTTCCCTTTATATTTGTATTATTGGTGCCATACACAGACATCTCTGATCCAGACTGGCTTTTCAGCTTAAGGTCCAGATTTCCAAGGATAGTCGCACTTGACGCACCATATACACTGGCACTGCTTCCATCCTTTACGGCTGATATTCCGTCAAATGTAAGGCTCACGTCACCATCAACCTTTGCCCCCTGGGAAACTCCGTTCAGGCTGTCTACCTTGGAATCAGTCACCTTGGCCGTCAGTGTCTTGCTGAGCACAGCTCCATTCTGCACGAGATACACTGAATTGACGCTGGCTCCTTTCATATTGAACACTGCATCGCCATTTATCGTGTATGCTTTTCCTGTGTAATATCCATCTGTAGCCAGTGCGACAAATGTGTTGCCATCACAGCTATAATTGATATTCTCCGTGATGTCTCCATCTATGGTCGATGTGCTGAGACCGTAGAGCGTCTTTATCGTAACTGACTTCTCCGTGTCTATCAGTACACCACCAGTACAATATGTCTTAAAAAGTCCATACAGACTTTCAACTGCTGCGTCGCCCTTCACACTGATAGTTACCGCAGTCATGTTCTCCGGGGTCTCAACAGTGCTCTCAAAAGCTCCATATACGGCGGGCAGTTCGGCACCGTCTATGGTTATGGAGATCGGCGAGCTGCTCTTCTCCTGGTAAAGTCCATATATCTTACCGTAGTGTATATCCGTGTTTCCATCCAATGTGAAAGCTTCCTCGCCCTCATCAAGGATTCCATCCCTGTCTTTGTCATTGTAAATATTGAATAACTGCTCGCTGTCAGTGGAATTCGGCGACTGCTTTATGATTACCGAATTGCCGTTGAGCGTGACACCTGATGGTGTAGAGCCTGACGACTCATATACATACTCCAGTCCCTTTCCCGTATCCACAGCTTCAGACTGTGTGTCATCCGCCGCAAATGCCGTTATTCCCGATGCCATGCCAATAGCAGCAAGCACCGACAAGGCCGTTATACCTCCTCGTAGCCTTCTCTTCCTCATCAATTACCCTCCCTTAATTAATTGTTATGCAGACTTTCCTGTTATAATTGTGCACAATAACATAAAAAGTCTTGCAAATATGTAGATTTTTGCCACTTTAGCCATTTTACCATAGCAAAGTTGCAAATACTATCAACAAATTCACAAGACTTTTTTATGCATTTTTATATTTTCTGTTATAATTCCGCTATCTTCTCCTGTTGCCAAACAATAATACAAGTCTGAGCAACTGAAGTGATGCTGATACCATGGCTGCCACATATGTCATAGCTGCCGCTGTGAGTACACTTCTTGCACCCTTGAGTTCATCCGGATAGAGATATCCGCTGCCCTCCAGTATCGACATGGCTCTTCTCGATGCATTGAACTCCACCGGAAGTGTCACAAACTGTAGGACAACAACCAGTGAGAACAGTATGATTCCGAGTGTTATAAGGTAATCAACCCTCGGAATGAGAAGTCCTATAAGTATGAGCGGCCATGATATGGCTGAGCCTATATTTGCCGCTGGAATGATGGCTGACCTTATGGTGAGCGGTGCATATGCATTTGCATGCTGTATGGCATGTCCGCACTCATGGGCTGCCACGCCTATCGCTGCGATGGATCTGGAACCATACACGCTGTCCGACAGATTGAGCGTATGCTCCTTAGGATTGTAATTATCAGTCAGATCTCCTGAGATGTGATGTATTGACACATCCGTTATCCCCGCATTCCTGAGTATCATGTATGCGACCTGATCCGCTGTGTAGCCTGACCGCGATCCCACCTTCTCATACTTCTTGTATGTGGTCTTGACTCTTGCCGACGCTATCATGCAGAGCACCACGCCTATGAGAACCAACAGATATGTTGGGTCAAAATAAAATCCATAATATGGCATATATATCACCTTTTCCTTTCATGTATCCCTGACGGGGGCTTTTGTTTTCCACTATCCTATAGTATATATTGCGCTTCGTCAACAGGTGTGGATGATACTTCATATAAATTTCATTTTTGCCGGAACTAATTTTGTCCTTCGTTTTCCTGCCATTTTTCTTATGTCATTTACCTGCAGCTATCTGCCAAGCATCTCATTTACCTTATTCTGCACCTTGACATGATCATACCCTGCCTTCTTCAGCCTGTTCTTTCTGTCATCGCCATTTCCCCAGTCGCCGGCTATGACCTCTCTGGCTATCACATCTATCGATTTCTTCTGCGAAGCCTTGACCACTGCATTTACCTTCGCCTGAACCTTATTGTAATCATATCCTGCCTTTTTCAGTCTGCTCTTCCGGTCATCGCCGTTCCCCCATTTTCCGGCTATGACTTCCTTTGCGATCAATTCTATGCTTTTCTTTTTATTATTACTTTTTCCGCTGTTACTGCCAGTATCTTTCTCCTGTGAACCACCAGTCTTTTTTGCGGCATATTTTTTCCATGTCGTCTTGTCTATATATGACTTATTCAGATCGAGATTGCCATCGTAACCCGGAAGTCTTCCAACGGATGTGTACTGTCTGATATCACATTCGTATTGACCTTCATTCCATGGATGCTCCTGATATCCCGTCCGCTCGTAATCAGGATACTGTGCAACCCACAGCCTGTATCCCAGGCCATTTACATTGTCCATGGCGCTCTTCTGGATATAGATCAGGGGCTTAACACCGGTTTTTCTGTATACATGATCACACCACTCTTTGCACCATGCCCTGTCACTTCTGCCAAACTGAGGATTATTCCGCCCCTCCCAGTCAAGGACAAGTATCGCCTTGCCCACATATTTCTTACTGTATGCTATGAAATACTCAGCCTCACTGTGGGGATCGCCACCATTTGCATAATGGAATGCCCCCAGGAGTTTTCCCGCTTTCATCGCCTGGTCACAGTGCTTTGCAAAATACCTGTTCTTGTAGTCCGTGCCCTCCGTAGCTTTCACTATCACAAAGTCACAAGGCACCTTGGTTATATCTATAGTATCCTGCCACGCTGATATATCTATACCATCCATGTAGCCCTTTAATGGAACCTTATTAGAAGCCATAAAATTGTCTCCTGAATTCTTTTGTCTGTATATAATATTCCAGACATTGAATCAGGAGACAATCTTAGGATCATTATTCCGAACTTATACTTATCTGTCTCGTATTACATGTGCCACTGTCATGACGCCTTTATTCATGCCACTTTTCCTTATCTCCGCCATTGTAAAACCGCTTGAATATCGATATCAGGTAGTCCCATCCCCGGGTACATATAATCGCAATGACAAATGCCCCGAAAAACGCAGCCACAGGATAATACCACACAAATGCTATGTGATAAAATGATAGTCCAACAAAAAGTCCCACCTCACACACAATGACACTGGTGATCAGAACCTGAAAAGAGGTAGGAATCTTCTTCAGCACTCCTACCTCTTTCGTAAATTCCGTTATTATCGATATCAAAGTACAAAGAACCGCAACAACTACAAGATATACTGCGAATCTGTCCATGCGTATTCACCTCCTTGTCCATGATATAGTTTAATGTATTCCGAAAGGTGGTATGTGGTTATAAAATATTATTGTGTTCTTAAATCTCTTTTTAAATCCAACCTCGCGTTAATGCGAGGTGTTTTACGTTATATAGGAATCTCCAAAATGTATATATATCAAAATTACTTCTGTATGAAAATAGAATAATGTATTTAACCGGGCAGCCGAGGTGTGTTACACCATATCCGTTCGAGTCTTGGAAGGGAGTGGTGCCTTATGAGTACATATGAGGAATTCATGGTTATATTAACCGTTGCGATACTTATTGTGACAATTCTGAATCATAGAAAATAAGAAAACACCTCAGCCGACTAAGCTATGAGGTGTTTCATCTTAAAATGGTTTTTGCCGGACGGATAGGACGTATCTATCGCTCGGCTGTCTTGTTAAGTATATTATACAATATTTTTGACGTTTGTCAAAAATAAAATTCTGAAGTGCAAGATCAAATGCCGCATGGGACTTACCAAATCGTCTGGCATGACTGACACTGATACAATTAGCATTTGTACATATAACTCTGTTCAGATATTCAAGCAGACCTGTCTTATCAAGATACAATTCACTATTCTTGTCCTTTGTAAAACTGTCATTACTTGGATTAAAATAAATGCCCATCTCATGCCCTCCTTGTTTATTTCAAATGTCTTATATATAATTCTCAGAATTCATTGATATAGGCCTTTTCTCTGAAATCGGGATATTAATTCAACCTCTTTCCGAGTTGCCATAAAGCTGTGCCCATCCTCAAGTGTTATATTTCCAAGTTCAATATTCTTATCTATGCTACCCATTATATCTGTTTTTATGAGGCTTTTCAACGACGCTATATTCTCAGGAGTGCGTAAGTATCTTTTTAAATGTGCTGTCAAATATTTTATGTGTCAATCTATATTGCTGCCTACTGTTTTTTCTTCCGATTGGTAGCCACACTTTAGCCCTAAATCAACCATAAGTCAATAGATTTTCACAAATGCGCGTATAAGGCAATTTTTCGCGAGATTATTTTAAAATTATAACTTTTTTTACTTTCTTCTCGCCATCAAAATATTCTACTACTATAGTTCTATCCATTTTAATCACCCCTTCCATTTGATATGTAAGGCAATTATAATACCGAATAAATATAAAACAAGTCTTGACAAAATAAAACAAAAGAGTTGCTGTAAAATTCCTTAGCAACTCCCGTTTTCCAACTAATGCTGAATATCAAAGCAATATTTCATATGTATGGCTGTCATCATCATAATATACAAGCATGCCAAATTTGTATTCATCAAAATTGATTTCAACCTTCAAAGAATTTAAAAATCAAAAAAATAGAGAGCCTTTAGATCTCTCTAAAAGCCCTCTAAACCGTTTAAATACTAGGTTTTTACTTAGAACTTACCAGCGTTAGCAGCTTCCTCTACGGAAACTGAAACCATTGTATTTACTGCGGTTTGATGATTATTTGTTAGTTACGTGGCTGTTATTTCCACCATTTTCAAGTATTCAACACTGTTTTATCAGCCCTCAAAGATCTCATTCACTCTCTTCTGAATCTTATCAGGATTATACCCTGCTGCCTTGAGGCGGTCAATACGCTCCTGTCCGTTGCCCCAGCGGCCAGCAATGACCTCATGTGCAACCGCATTGATGATCTTGTCCTGTGTCATCTGTGATGCCTTGACAAGTTTGTTGACTGTTGCCTGAACCTTGCTATAGTCATAACCAGCCTTGGCCAGTCTATTCTTGCGATCAGCACCATTGCCCCATTTGCCCGCTAACACCTCTTTAGCCAGTGTATTGACGCTCTTCTTTGCTGTCGTGGATGCAGATGCGGTCTTGACCTTACCGGCCAGCTTATTCCAGCTCGCTGCACTGATATAAGCCTTATTGAGATCAAGGCTGCCGCTGTAACCTGAGAGCTTACCGACAGATGTGTACTGACGGATAAGGCAGTTATAAGCTCCCTCATTCCATGGATGTTCCTGATATCCTGTCCGCTCATAATCCGGATACTGAGCGACCCACAGACCATATCCAGCCTTTTTTACGGCGTTCATAGCACTCTTCTGGATGTAGATAAGCGGTTTGATGCCTGTCTTCCGATATACATAGTTACACCATTTCAGACACCACTCAAGATCATTCTTGCCAAACTGATGGTTGTTTTTTGCCTCCCAGTCCAAGACAAGTACCGCCTTGCCGATGTACTTCTTGCAGTATGCCAGGAAGTAGTCAGCCTCTTTCTGTGGATCTCCGCCATTTGCATAGTGGTATACTCCCAGAAGTTTTTTTCTACTCAAAACTTTATCACAATGCGCTGCAAAGTATCTGTTCTTATAGTCTGTTCCCTCGGTTGCCTTAACGATGCAAAAATCGTATGGCACTTTAGCAAGGTCTATTCCAGCATCCCCCTGCCATGCACTGATGTCAATTCCGTTCATTCTGATCGCCCCCTTTCTCTTCGCTCTTTGATGTTAATATGTCTATTGCTTTATTGATTACCTCGGGAAGCGGTACACCCATGAGACCAGCGTTCTCAACAATACTTATGGTCTCGTTCACTATGAATCCTATTATCACCGCATCCCGGATATAGTTTGACCCTATCGCCAGATCAAGCCTATAGGCTATCAATACAAACAAAAGGGACATGCCCTTACGACATAATCCCTTCCATCCTGCCTTGCTCTCCAAGGCTCCTGATGCTGTTTTCTTGCTGTTGTGGAAAACTCCAGCCACCACAAGGCCACTTACATAGTCTATGGCCATGAACATGACCAGTGTTGCCAGCCCTGCATCCCATCCACCAAACAGGGATGCTATCACACCGCCTATTGCTCCAGCGGTTGTACATATTGCATTTTTCATACTTTCTATCCTCCTAAATTAAGATGTCAATTTATCGCCTGTCAGCCATGTTCCAGAGAGTGATATCTCATCATTTGCTGCAAGTTTCACCGCAGTACCCATCATACAGATGTTTCCGTCTGGTCCCACAATTCCTGTAACTGGTGGTCCCTGCTGCCCGGATGACACAGCTACGATTGATACCGGTCTGAAGCCAGCCGGAACGGATGCTACAGATACAGTTCCGGTCCTCCCAACAGCATATGACTTCTTGACCTTACATGACATGTACATCTGCACAACATTGCCGATACGTCTGAGGTTTCTGTTTGTTATGTCAGATGCATTTGTAGTGTTGACCGTTATTGCGCCGGATGTACCTGTGCCATCAAGAGCCATTCCAATGCCGCTGTCAAGATAAGATGAGTTGCCTGTCTTCCTGTTTGTACCGGCTGAATAGTCGCTATCTGTTGTCCTCGTAAATGCAAGTGCATTTCCATATAAGTTATTGTAGGTCGCCACTGCCCAGGTAGAATTTAAGGTTGGAAGCGATATGAGCGGATAATAGTCGTTGTCAAGGATTTTGTCGCCGGCATTAAATACCGCATTATCCCTTGCGGTCAGCCAAGTGGATGCTGTGATTGAGTCTATTACCTTAAAAATAGAGGCTATTGCATTTCCTATGACATGTAATGACGACTCACCAGAATTATCACCAATGATGGTATGCTTTCCAAGCTGTACCACACCTGACTTAGCTAAGCTGATTGAACTTCCATTTGTTATGTATATACCATCACTGCCAATCACAAGCTGCTGTTTCAACCCATCTATACCTACTATGATGTTGCCATCCTTGAATGTAATATACTTTTCATAGTTGTCCGGATCCGCTTCGTCAACGTTTATAAGTTTCTCCCAGAATAGCTTCAATTCATTCCCCGACTTCTCAACTGACAGAGCCTTGTTGTAAGCTGCCTTTGCCGCTTCATAGCTGCTTGACTTAGATACATCCGAATAGGACACAGATCCATCACTCAAGATAGTTTGATCCACTAAGTACAAAGTATTGGTAGATCCACTGGTGTAGCTTGGTTCAGTTGTAACCCAGTTACCTCCAGGAGGATTTGCCGTTGGCTTAGCCGGTGCTGATGCTGTAGATGACTGGAGCAGATAGTATCTTGTTACACTCTTGACATCCTTGACATTAAATATGGTTATTTCTGCCTTGGCTTTGATTGTAGCCATAGAAACACCCCCTTACGCTTCAAGCTGACATGTTATAGCCAGTGAGTTAGGTACATCTCCTGCACCCACCGCATAAGTATTTGAAGACTTCTGGTATACTCCGCCTGCATACCACTTGACTGTACCTATCCCAGATACTACTCCTGTTGAAGAAATAGTTTGTTCAGCACTGCCCTTGAATACATGTGCTGTAAGTACCGTAGAACCGGTGTTATTCTTAAAGATGATTCCGGCACTTGATGTAATTGTTAATGTCAGTGCATCCGCTCCTGCATTGCCCTGAGGGCCCTGTGGGCCTGTTGCTCCTGTTGCGCCTTTCTCACCCTGAGGGCCAGTTTCTCCAGTTGCGCCTTTATCACCCTTGGCGCCCGTTTCGCCTTTGATTCTTGCCCATGTATAAGCCCCTACTGTTGCCGGGTCTGTCGGGTTATAATCTGTACATGTACCTATATACATTCCAACATCTTCACCCGAGTTTGATGTGAATGTTTTTCCTCCATCGTTTGAATATTTTACATGAAAATACGATGTCTTGCCGTTTGCCCCAGCTGCCCCTGGAGTTCCATTAGTGCCGTCCTTAACAGTCTGGGTATGTGTACCGTCTTTATCGGTGATGGTTATGGTTGTCACGCCGTTTGTTTTAGTGACTGATACAGTTGGGGATACACCCTGCGGGCCCTGAGGTCCCTGTACTCCCTGATCACCTTTATCGCCTTTAGCTCCTGTTGCTCCTGTCTTCGCTACGGCAAACGAGAACTTCTTGTTGATCGTTACCCCATCAACAACAACTGGGATAGTTGCCTCGCATGCAGTTGTCAGCTTCGCCGTCAGAGTAAACGTGATTGTGACTTTTGAAGTTCCACTGTTACTTACCGCAGCTGTCACTCCTGTTGGGCAAACTATTGCCTTGGCATCTACTGTAACAACGGAACACATGTTATTACCACAATATGCTGCCGCATCTGTTGTGCATTTAGAACCAGCCACAGCTCCCTGCGTGTCACCAAGAAATGTGTATGCCTCGCTTGACAACACCACGTTGTAAGCATCTGATACATCAAGTACAGTTACCTGATCTGCCGCTTTTATTGTTGCCATATATATAATCCTCCTTAATCTGTTATAAGTTCACACATAAAAGTTACCTTTGTATCCACGTCGTTTGGCGAAAGGGTAAAAGAAAATCCGTCATTACTCATTCTTGAGTCGGCGGATGATATTATTCCATATTCTTCTTCGTCAAGTTTCTGCCATTTCCACTGGATGTAGGCTGAACTTCCATACACTTCATGTAATTTATCTATATCTGTTATCCTGTCTTTTCCGTGGTATATCACCACAGACAAAACTGTTGATATTGCATTATTTTTAAACACTGTTCCTCTTGATGATTCTATCCTCAGGAGTGTGGTTATCTCATCTCTAACATTATCAACATCCTGTTTTATGTCGCTTATAACGTCCTCTATGTTCTGCTTACCGAGGGTAAATTTATCTGCCGATATGGCAAGATGGGATTCTCCCTTATTGTCAACATAGAACATTATGAAATTGTCAGAATCACCAATGTTTATCTGGCCATCACTTCCGAGATATGTTCCCCGGGATGTATTACTCATACTCTCTTTTGTGCCAGAGTATAAACAACCATCCGCTATGTGCCAGCCGCCTATTGTTGCTCCAAATGCCACAAGATCATCAACAGCTATCTTAGTTGCCGTGATAGACTTAGCTCTGATCACACCGCCATCAAGGCTGTTGTAATCCGTCTGCTCTTTCTCTACTGTGTTACCATCAGTATTCAGTTTGTAATACAGACCATCTTCACCCTTGATGACGAGCTTATCCGCTATGACTGTACCACCCTTGATACTGTCTCCCAGGATAGTCACACCAACGAGTGTTCCTGTGACCTTCTGATCACCGACCACAACATCTTCAATCAATCCCGACTTGGCGAAAAACTGCTCCAGAGCTGCCTTACCTATATTTGCAAAATCTATCTGTGCATACTTGATAGCCGCATCTTTCGCATCCAGCTTATCTGCGTACAAACGCCTGTATACCTGCTGCACATAGTTCTCGGTTGGGCTTACATATGTCGCTTCACTGAGTTCTGTACTGCCATATGATCCGATAGCCGTTATAAGCCCGCCGTCATAACTGAAATCCAAGCTCATGACCGGCACCGGATATGCTTTGCCATCTCTGCTCAATACCTGTACTATATCTCCAAGCTCAAGTCTCATATCACCCGCAAAACTGCATGTCGTTGGATGATAGCTCATATCCTTCAGCTTTGCATACAGGCCGTCAAGAATCTCCTGTGTCATCAGGAAGTTGCTTGTTGCTATTCCTGTAAGCCCCTGTCCTGATTTTATTGTGCTGTTCTCATCAACAGCACATGAGATATACCCAACCTGAAACATGTTCTCTTGCACAACAACATCATCAAACGACCTGTTAAGCCCTACCGAATAATCCGTTGTCGTGTACCACCTGAAATCAAGCACTCCGTCCCTGTCAAATGTTGCAAACTTGCCGTCAATGCCAGCTATGAATCCAACTGCCTGTCTGTATGTGTAGCCGTCAAAGTTCTTTTGTATGCTGATACCAGACGGAGCATTCTTCATTCTGATTCCTGTCAATGTCTCTATCTCTGCACATACCTCTGATATATCACAAGGACATAAGAGATTAGACAGATAATATCCTGACATCTTGTAAGCCATCCTGTCGTATGCCGTGAATGTGATCCTGCCATCATCAACAGTAGGTTTCTGGGCCATGAAGTATCCCATCTTGACATACTCTATACTGTCATCATCAAGCATGAGGCCTATCTCAAGCAGAAATTCCCTGCCGGTCAGACTTATATCCGGCTGTATCATTGTGATATCAAGCTGCGTAGAACTGGCGCACCCTATCTCTAAGGTGCTTGTTCCAGTTCCGGCTATACACTTCATATCAACACTGACAAAACCGGATTCTATGACAGTGTCATCACATGTTATACGTGCTCTGAAGGTTCTGCCATCTCCCATTATTCTATTGTCAAAGTTATCTGATACATTCGTGTACATCTGATATCTCCTACTTCTCTATCAGGTCAACTCCAACCCCTGTATACCTGTACATTCCATCACGTATGTCATATACCGGGTATGTCGGAGTGCCTGCATACATCCTCTTTGTTACATATTGCTTTGTTCGTGGATCCTTGAATTTGACATCAAAAAAAGAATCATAGATTGCACCCTCTATAAGTGCTATCTGTGATTCCGTGAGATAATTCCACTTAATCTTAAGTGTCATCTTTCTTGCCACTATATCACCAAACATTTCTCCATCCGAGACTCGCCCGGTGTTCTTACTCCAGATCTTCTCCGGTGCATAAGTGAGACCACCATTGATCGCTGGATCTGGCATGTCCACTCCATTTATAACAAGCTCTGCTGCCACAGTCTCACTCCTTTCCTATACAAATATTGGATTCTTGCCTGTCTGGATGGTCCTGTCGTTGATGTCCTTTATAACAACATCTGTAACCTGTTTGCCGCCGACATATACATTTATCACAGGTGTGTTTCCACCTGACTTGCCGCCACCGCTGTTCGCCGCTGTGACCGCCCTGTATACACCAGCTTCAATACCTTCGACTATCTGAGCATTATTCGCAACCGCTGTCTTACCATTGCTGAACTTACCAACAAGCTCTCCGTGGTTCGCCATGAACAAGCCGTCCTCCGGGAAACCGCCAGTCGCAAATGTGGATATATGTCCAACATTAAAACCAATTGTAGTTCCATCGAATAATGTCTTATATTTTCCGTGAATAATATCATAATAACGGATAGGATTAATCTTCCAACTCAGCTTGTTAAGATTGTCGATAATGTAAGTATTTATCCATCCAATAACCGTATTTATGGCTGATCTGAAACCGTTTTTTAGTGCCTGCGCAGAAGTAGCTGCTACGATTGTGAACCTTACAGTCTTATTCTTCCACTGTGCCGATCTATTGTTCCACCACGTTTTTATGCTCTGAATCGTTGTCACGGAATTAACGCTAAACTTTGATATCTTATTTTTCCACTGTGCCGATCTATTGTTCCACCACGTTTTTATGTTCTGAATCGTTGTCACGGAATTAACGCTAAACTTTGATATCTTATCCTTCCACTGATCCGCCCTGTCCTTCCACCATTGTCTTATAGCCGCTGGTGTAGTTGCTACAGTGGCAGTCAATATAGCGGTTTTATCTTTCCAGTCCTGCAGCTTATCTGTTGCCCAGTCTTTTATCTTACCAACAGTTTCCTCATCAAGCGCCGCTGACAACTTTGCAGCTATAGGCAGTGACTTGTTTTCTGAGTCTCCCCACAGGCTCTTTATCGATTCCCAAATATCTGACAAAGTATTCTTCAACTTGAGACCAACCTCAAGTGCTGTATCCTTGAGCTTAGCCCATACATCTTTGATACCTTCCCATATCTTCTGTGCCTGATCTGACCAGTCTGTGCTCTTGATCTGATTGATAATAGCATCCCAGATAGCAAGTACCAATTTGTAAAATGCGCCTGCAACACTGATGACAGCCTTGATAGCACCTGTAATGATTCCTATCCAGTCTACCGATGTTATTGCATCGACAAGATCTGTACCAATAGAATCCCAGTCCACTTCATCGAAGAATGTCGATATACTGTTCAGTACACCCTTTACACCCTCACCGAAGGTCTTACCACCCTCCTTAAAGTCTATCGCTCCAAAGAAGTTATTAACTGTCTTGCTTGCACTCTCCCCGGCTTTCTTCCAATCAAACGTCTTGGCAAAGCCAAAGCCTGTATCTATGACATTCTGAACCGCTGTACCAAGCGTATCTCCAGCCAGCGACCAATCTGTAGTGGACAGCGTGCTGTTTAGTGTTTCCGCAAGGGACTCTCCCCACTTCTTAAAATCAAACTTCTTCTGGAATGTATTGATTGCTCCCAGAATTGTGTTGATTCCATTACCAAGTGTGGATCCTACAAGATTCCAGTCTGTCTCCTCAACTGCTCCATTTAAAAAGTCGGCTATCTTCTCGGCTATGCTGTTGCACTTCTTCTGGACACTGCTCCAATCAATAGATCCTAAAGCACTGTTTATCTTGTCGCCAAGGGCCTTTCCAACAGCTTCCCAGTTGCCACTCTTGATAGAATCTGCAAGGCTGCTTGATATATCAACCTTTGTGGTTTTCCAGTTGCCTGTATTCAGTCCGTTTCCGGAGCTGCCGCTTCCGGAGCTTCCACTGTTATCATCCAGCTTGGTGATCTCGTCAAACCCCAACAGCACATTCTGCAGTTCTTTAGCACTTGCAGCCGACTGGTCAAGGCTTGCCGAATAATCTTTCTGAGTATATACAGCCTTTTCAAATGTTGTTTGACCTGTAAGGTATGCAAAGAACTCAGCCAGCTTGTTAAATGCATCAGCCACAGTGTTCACTATACTTGTAAGTATTGGTGTTATATAGCTGAGTAGAGGCTGAAATGCTGATAATATGCTACTCTTCAGATAGGTAAATGAGGATGCCAGCAGTGACAGATCATTGTTCACAACTGCCGATTGCTTCGCAAAGCTCTGCAAGGTCTCACCCATGCCACTCATAAGCTGCATAAACAGCATTGAGAGCACCATAGATTTAACCATCCTTGATGTCTGTGTAAACTTAGAGCTTAATCCTGACAGCTTATCTTTAAGTGATGATAATCCTCTTCCTATCAGTGTTGTATTCTCATAAAGTGAGAACAGCCTGCGCCCGGCATTGCCCGCCGCAGTTCCAAAATTCCTTATATGGGACACGCCATTCTGGAATCTGTGAATCAGCGATGCAGTAGCATTACCAACGTTCTTGACAGTAGATGCAAGTCTGCCAAAGAAGCCGGTAGATGTATTCTGAGATGTATTCTGCAAAGCGGCACTGAGCTGTGATATGCGTTCCTGTGCCTGCTGTATAGAATCCCTTGTCTGCTGCATATTTGCCTGAAGCATTTCCTGCTTACCGCTTAAACTTGCTGACTGTGTCGATGCCGTACTATATGCGTTCTGAAGTGATCTCAGTTTATTCTCCTGCTGAGTAATAATAGAGTTCATTCTCTGAAGCCCCTGTGTGCTTCCAAAGTTTCTGCTTTCGGCACTGACTCCTTCCATGGCTGTTTCCAACTTCTCAAGTCTTCCCCATGCCTGTTCACTTGATGTATCCAGTTCATTCATCTTTTTAGTCATGTCTTCCATGGACATGAACGAATTACCAACATCTATGATGTCATAAGGAGACTGCTTGAGTCTCTCCATGGCATTGAATAACTCGTTGGCTGATATTTTATTTTCATCAAGTGTAGTCTTGAGTCTGACCATCTCTGCATTTATGCTGCCGTCAATATTCAGCTCAGACATTATTGAGGACATCGCCTCATAATCTCTTTTTAAACCATCAAGTCTTGTTTGTTGCGCCTGTATGTCATTACTGGTTTTCTGAACTTTCTGATTCTGTATATCGTACTTCTGATTCACTGCGTCCAGCTTTATCCTGTACCCATTGAGGGTATTCTGCAGCTTCTGGAGCTTGGCCTGTTCCGCATCAAGAGCTTTCTGTGTCTTTTCCTGTGTTGCATCACCGGGATTGCTCGAAACCTTATACGATCTCGTCTCGCCGCCATTGTTTGTATTCCCACCCCAATTAGCTGTTGGCCTTGAGTTGAATACATCCTGCATAGTTTCTTTGACTTTTTTCCATCCGGTCGTTATTTTGGCCGTTTCAGCAGTGCTCTGCTTTGATACAGTCTGCATCTTGGAATTTATCTCACCAACCGCCTTGCCTGTTCCGCTAACAGTCTTCGTAACCTCTGACATCTGCTTGTTATATGCAGCACTCTGCTCTGTGAGCGTCCTGAGATCTTTTGACATATCCTTGATAGGCTGCGTTATCTCATCCAAGGCACTTGCTATGTCCATGGTCTGTGCTTCAGTTCCCTTGAGAGTTTCGGTAATATCTGAAAGAGCTTTCTTCAGCTCATTGGTGTCAGCAGTAAACTTGACGGATATCTCCTCTATTGTCATATTCTGTCCCACCTCCTTCCTTTTCGTATTTCTTCATGATTTATTTTTTGCTCTTATCCACATGCCTGTACATTATTGCCTTGTACTTCTCAAGCTCTGCCTGTATCTTCTCCTCTTCTGTCCAGTATGGGAATATATCTGATACATTTATATCTCCATCATTCTTCCATACCCACATGGATATGAGCTCTGCCTGTCTGAATGCTATATTAGCCTCATGCTGATGCTTCCTACGTTCCCGCTCGTTGTAAACCTTTATCATTTCAACAAGCTCACCCCAGGTATAATCCAATGCCTCAAAGAAGCCCACACCGGCTATCCTTGCTTCAAAGAGAAGCCTATCTATATCATAAGGGAGTGCTGTCTGACTTATCTTCGGAATCGCCCGCCGTTGGGGTCTGTCCATTATCCTTCTGCAGCTTCTCTACCCTTTCCTCAAGGCTGTCAAACATAGTCTTATATGTTGTATTGATACTGTTTACAACACTGTTTGCCTGATCCTTCTTGATGATTCCAGAATTGACTGCAATGTCGGTAAGGACCTTTGCAAAGTCCTCAGCTCCGCTTCTGCCGTTCTCAACAAGCAGATCGTAAAACTCCTCTCCATCTGTGATCTCGTTGTCATTGCCATTGTAACCCAGAGCTATGCCAAGAATATCAACCGCTCTGTCTATATCATCTACTGCACCCATAAGAGTTGCCAGCATGTTCTCTTCGTACTTCTCCTTGAGAATCTTCTGACCACCTGCTGTAAGTCTCAAGTGAAACTTCTTCTCTGCTCCATCTACCTTGAGTTTGATTTCCAATGTCTGCATATCTGCTTTACCTCCTAAAAAGGCAGGGAGACCATGCCCCCTGCCTGTGATGTATTATTTCATATTGTTGTATTACAAAAATGGATTACGCTTCTACCGGATCAGTAACCTCCCACTCACCCTGAAGGTTTACAACTGCCTTTGCCTTAATGAGGTTGTTGACCTCGGCACCGGTAACTGTCGTTGTAACATATCCCTTATTCTTGAATACTGTCTTGTCAGGGAATGTGACCTCAACATCAACTATAGCCCCAGCATCCTCAAGGCCCTTGAGTATACGATAGTCTGAGGTTGTTGCTCCATTGTCATAGAGATACTCTACCTCCCAGCTATCGTTCTCCTGCACACCTGGAACACTTTTCTTTGACTTATCCTTGAAGCATGTAGCATCAAGTGATGAAGGTGTTCCTCCAATGTCTCCTATCTTTGTTGCATAATTAAGGGCTGTCTTGCCTATCTTGATATCAAGACCTATTGAGGCAAGTCCCTGCTTTGGTGTATCTGCCATTGTTTTATACCATCCTTTCTGCTTATGAAATAAGCCTGTTTGTTCTTGTGTCTACTTTGCTGCTATATCTGAGAGTCTTTCTGCAATATCCGCTGGCATCAACATTATCTCCATCGTCATCCGGGCTTTCGTAGTCCCTGTTGAATCCAAGATCCACCATCTTCTCATCAACCATCAGCATGATGGATATGCATTCCTTAAAGGTTCGGCTCCATATATCTATCTGAAAGCCCAAATTTTCAACAACACTGTGCATCCCTGTGCCAGTATTTGCTATCTGAATAAATGTAACCAACGGAACATAACTTATAGACTTTGGATATCCATGATTAACCTTTAATTCGTTATACTCTATGCTTTCAAGCAGCTCCTTGATCTGTTTTCTTGCATCTATCATCTAGTGATCTTGCTCTCCATTCTTACCGCTGATTTCAGCCTTTCTACTATGTGTTCCTCATTGTTCTTCATAGCCGGATAGAGGTATGGCTGTGGTGCCTGTCCTCTGGTTAAATATCCTATAACCTCACCATCCTTCTTTATCGGGATGAAGTGATATTTTTCAGCCTGAGCCTTATCTATCTTGTCAACAGGTATCATCCATGGTGTCTGCCTGTATCTGAGGTCTATTCCCTCAATCTTAAGGCCTGCCGCCTGTCCAACAGGTCCTGTGCCAAACTCCACATATGCTGCATAGCTCGCATTGTTGTATACCTCACCAACAATCTTATCCTCTGTCTCAGTAACCCTTGTCTGTATCTTCTCTCTGAGATATCCACCATCAACAGGCGCAAGCGCTCTGGCTTCTCCTGCTATGCGGTCGGCTTCCTGTTCCACAATCTGTTTTACATTGCCGTCAATCCCACTAGCAAGTTTATCCAGAGCGCTTATAAGTGTATCTAATCCTTTGATTTCAATAGGCATATCTACTTCACCCTCTCAATGATAACAAGACGATAAGATGGATAAGGCTTGATGGATTCCACGTTGTACATGTTATCGCCCACCTTCACCCTGTCTTTTTCTTTCAGACTGATGGAGTCATCGAAAACACATCCCTGAAGCATCTCGTTAACACGCTCACCATACTCAGCTACCTCAACCTCTGAAGATATAGGACTCCACAGAATCCTCTCAAGGATTCCTGATGGATCTGTCTCATATCCATATGATTCATGTCCATACTCATCCTCTTCAACATAACTGCGATATATCCCGCTATTCTGTCTCTTCTGTGCTATCTTTCTTCTTATGCTTGACATATACCCTCCTGTATCTCTTGAGGCTGTCCAGTACCTTAGCAACCTGTATATCAAAGCTGTCGCCTGTGAGATATGTAGTATTCTCGGACACGACACCTTCTGAATAGCTCTCAGACTTTATATGCTTGTCAGCCTGGTCTCTCTCGCAGAGTATAGCTGCGATCTCGACCGCCTTTGAGGCAAAGGCTTCATCAAACTGCTTCACATTCAGAAACAGAACTATCTCATCCTTCGCCTCTTCCAGATAATCGGTAAGGATCTCATCGCTTATATCCTTATCAGAGCCTATCTTCCTCTTAAGCCTTGCCAGTGAATCCATCATGTATCACCTCTCAGTCGGTCGCTTTTGTGGCTGTCTTTGTGGCTGTCTTTGTGGTTACCTTTGTTTTCTTCTGAGGCTTTACCTCTTCCTCCACCGACTCTTCTTCTTCTGCTTTCGCATCCTCCACCGGCTCTTCCTCTGCCGACGCCGCAATGACAGGTTCATCCTCTATAACAAAGGTCTTTATGTCCTTGCGGCAATGCTCTACAACACGCTCATTCCGGCAAGTGAAGCTGTGTCCTGTGATAATATTCTTTATAATAGCCATATCTGCCCTCCTACTTCCTGTTCACTGTGAGAGTTGCAAGTGCATTCTTCTGGAGTACCTTGACACCACAGAGGTGAAGTCCCTTGACAGCATCTGAGAAGTTGCTCTCTGGTCTGTAGCCCTCTGTCTCAGTGATCTGCTCAGCGAATGAAGCACCGGCATTTGTACCGCCGAGTATCTTGTACTTTGCACCATCTGTGTTTGGTACATTGTTTGATACATAGATCTGGAAGCCTGCAGCAGCTCCGATGTGTCCGCCCTGAAGGATTGCCATGTTTACATCTGTACCATTGCCAACGAATCTTGAATCCTTCTGGAGAAGTCCATGATAGAACGGTGGCACAACTACCCAACGGCCTAAAAGTGGAACATTTTTCTCTGTGAGTTCTGTTCCAAGATCTACAAGCAAGTCATATGCATCATCCTTAGTCGGAACAAATGGCGACTCATCACTTCCGATTGCTCCAGCGGCACCGGCTACCATGATTCCTGCAAGCAGTGAATCAACCGTATCATTCAGACCATATGCGGCTCTTGCCATAGCCTCGTTCATCAGCTTAGGGTTGGTCTGCGCATTGTCCACATCCTTGATGGCAAAATTGAAGTAATTAGCCTGATCAATAGTAAGTGTGTCCTGCTCACCTGTAAGATCATCTGGAGCATCGATAGCCGCTCCTGTATACTTCTTGATCGTGATATCTCCGATCTGGTTGATCTTTACAGTATCACCAAACTGCTTGATCTCACCCTCATAATCTCTGTTGACAAGTCCTGCATATACATGGATCTTGTCAAGATGTGCAAGAAGTCTTGCACTCCATATCTGTGGAATAAAATTCTTAACTGACATATTTCATCGTCCTTTCTTACTTGTTCTGCTTGAGCACATTCTGCACCTCATCCCAGTGTGCATTGATCTCCTCGGCACTCATAGACTTAATGCTATCCATGGTTATTGTCGTGCCCTGGGTCTTATCCCTTGGTGCTGTGCCTCTCATTTTGTCGCTTACAGAATCCGCAACGGCTGTTCTGAAAGATGCTTCAAACTTATCAATCTTATCCGCTGTCTCTTCTGCTGTGTCGCCTGTCAGAACATCAGCAAATGAAGCATCAAGCCCTCTCTTGATCAGCTCCTTGCCTGTCGCAAGTACAAGCTGCTGTCTCTCAAATGCTTTCTTCTCAGCGTCAAAGGCGGCCTTATCCTTATCAAACTGATATTTTGCTCTCTGCTCCGCTGTCATCTTCTCCAGCTTCTTAGCCTCGTCAAGGTTTTCAATAGCTTCCTTGTCCCACTTCTCCTTGGCTGTAGCAAGTGCCTGTGTGACTCTTGCGTCCGAAGCTGACTGAACAGCCTTTTTGAACTCTGGTCTTGCCAGAATCTCCTCGACTGTCATAGTCTTAAGCACATCTTCAAGTGATGCTGTGCTTGTTGCCTGGTTCTGCTGTGCTCCCTGTGTCTGTGTACCAGGCTGTGTTGTTGCCTCACCAATCTGTGCCTGTGTCTGTGTTGTCTGCTGTGTTTCATCCATAGCTTATACATTCCTTTCTTGTGCCTGTCAGTTCATGCCTGCCAGTAGTCTATTGATATGTCCCCAGCAAGTTCATGCCTTGCTGTTGAGGTTTTAATGTCTTTTCCTTGACAATAAAAAAGACCATGTTTTTATCATGGTCTGAATTAACAATTATTCTGTTTCTACTCCACTATTACCCAGTCTTCAGCAAGCATATCAGCCTGACTTGCAAGCCAGCCCATCTGTACTCCTGATGTTCCCACAAAGGCAATAGCTTTATTTCCAATAGACTCATGTTCACAATTTACAACATCCCCATCCATGGACTTATAAGATATTGCCGTTGCAAGCTGAATATACTGTTTCTTTCCATTCCAACCTTTTCTTGCAACCTTAAAACCTCTTTTGATCATCTCAATCGCAATGCCAAATGTCAGATTGTTGCATGGTCTATATGCCTCTTCAAACTGTGCCTTTGGTGACCAGCTCTCATATACGTCTGAATGTCTTACGAGATAGCCTTCATCTGCTGGGTTTTCATCCGCTGGGATCTGCCATCCTCTGTAAATATTATAGTCGCCTCTTGTCATCGGTCTTGCCTCGATCTGTTTTGTTCCAATGTACTTCTGCATTCTTTCATCCTCCTATTTTTTGCATTAAAAAAACACCATACATCTCTGTACAGTGCTTGTAATCACATCTAGCATTCTTTTCTACTCTTCTCCTATATGCCTTTTTCCGGGCTTATATAGTTCTTCTATAACTCCATTGGCTATATCTCCGCCTACATATCCTGGACCATACAGTTTGTCCAAATGTGCTCTAACCTCCGAATCTCTAGGCAATGACCTAAATTTTTCTCTCTGCTTATCATATTCCTCATATGATGTAATACTTAAAAACTCTTCTTTTAAAGTCATCTTAATGCCTCCTCTATCAATTTGATCTCGTACTCATTGAGCATTGTTTTGTCCTTTTGATACACTCTGAAAAGCTCTGAAATAGCCTCCCACATAAATTCTGTATTTAAATTACCATCTGGGGTGATAGCCTCAGTTACGCTATCAATATATAATCTACCTTGATATTCGCTTATAAACTTATCACCATGCAATATATAAATATTGAATTTTTCACCTGAATCATTTTCATATATTTCCGAAGTAATATCTGCATCGCTTAATCCCTCAGTTAAGTATTTCTTATACTTTTCCACAATTTTAGGATCCATCATGCGTTCTTCTATCAGGTGTCCAAATTCATGATCTATATCCTCTTTCTCAGCGCCTTTGGCAATGTTGATAATGCCTTTTTTTACATCACAACTACTGCCATTCTGCCCCATATTAAAGGTTACATCAGCCATTGCTTTCTGCACTTTATCTGGCAACTGTGAGTATGCGTCAACAACAGCTTTTTCATCTCGAATAATGTTTACATCCGACTTTGACGCTTTAAACATTATATCTCTTATATTATCACCATTTTTTGTATTATCAACATCTTTCTTCTCCAACACATACTTCCTGTACCACTGTGCATAACTCATTTCAAACGGCACATGAATATTCTTACCAGTCTTCGGATCTCTTGCGATTCTTTCCTTTGGCAGGTCCTCTCTATATCCCATTGTTGTAGATCTGCAATGAGGATGCATAGGCGGGAAGTTTACACCCTGTTCTGCCTTTGACACAAAGAAAACCTCTTTATCCAGCTTTCTGCAGATGGATGATGTCCGCAAGTCCAGTGTAGCAAGGTATATGTATCTTAACACCCCTGCCGCCTTGTACGACTTCAATGTTCCCTGGTTACAGCAGTTGTTTACCTCGGTGCGGATTACTCTGTTTATGTTGTACCTGCCGCCATCTATCTTTGCCTCCAGCGCAAGATCCATATCTCTGATACTCTGCCCGGTCATAAGTCCCTGCGTTATAACCTGCTCGAGGCTCTTTGCCAACTTATCTGTGTTCTTCCATATTCTTTTAGAATAGTTGGACCCTGCCCATTCAGTCTCTATGGCTGCCTGTACATCCCTGTCAGCCAGCTTTGTAAAATCAAAGCCAGTCTCAGTTCTGCGCTGCATATCATATATGCTTCGGTAGTAGCTCTCGCTATATGTATCTATGAGCCTGTTTTCAAGCCTTCTGTGTGCATCGGCACCAACCATATAAGCCTGTGAGTATACCAAATCTTTCAGAGCTTCCAGCCTTGATATTCTCGCCGCATAAGCCGGAGCATTGAGCCTTGCAAGTATAGCCTGCCTGGCTATCTCCTCCTGACACTGTGCAAGTGTGATCATAAGATTGCGGCGCATAGTCTCCGTCTGTTTTTCATTAAGAAGCCTCAAGGCGGCATCCTGGCTTATTCCTGAATCACGTGCATACTTACCAAATATCTCCTCTATCTGCTTCTCTACGATATCCACAGCGCCATCAAAGAGCTTGTTTACATGCATAATATCAACATCGGCTCTGTCCTGGGAGAGCTTCTCAAGATCTACAGCTCTCTTCTCCCAATAGTTGTTGTCGCTCATAGATCACCTACTCTTTCTCAGGATCCTTTTCTTTGTCATCCTTTATAGGTGTCTCCATATCTTGTGCATGCTGTTTAACAAATGTATCTAAATACTGCTGCTGTTCTTCGGCTTTCTGCTTCTTCACATTCTCTATGACCTCATCAACATCTTTGATAAACCAGAGCTGTGAAAGAAGTGTCTTATCATCCACTATACCCCTGAGCTGAGTTACCATATTGATGATTGTTGGCTTATCTATTGGCATTGCAACTGTGAATACAACATCAAGCTCTTTCTTGTCTATGAGAGACATTTCACCCTTGACATTAAGCCAGTGGTTGTACATCTCGAATCTCTTCTTGAGCCCTTTCTCAAGGCTCCTCATCTTGTTCTTCACAAGCATATTCATAACCATCAACTTGAGCATGAGGGCCTGTCCTGAGCTGTTTCCTGCAAAATTCTCATCTGTCATATCAACTGTAAGGGTCATCTTGTGGATTTCTCGGATAATATCATTACAGAGCACTGAAACACTGTTTTCATCAAATGCTTTCTGTATGTACTCTATCTTTCCATCCAGTGGCAAGCCATCAATGAAGCGGTTCTTCTTCAGTTCTTTCTCGTCATCGTCATCTAATGTCATACCGAACATGGCAAGGATTGAATTGACGAACTTCTTCTTGTCTGTCACTCGGTCGCTGAAAAGCTCGTTGAGTGCATCCTGCATAGGAATGATCTGTTCAAAGTCACCCTGTCTCTCATCGTTGTTCTGGTACTCCACCACAGGAACCTCACCAAAGTAATGCTCCTGTTCGCTGCCCTCAACAAGGTAAAATTCAAAGTTATCAAGGTCACGACTCCTGTATTCTTTGGTGTTGTGATCATTGCATACAGTGATTGAATAATACTTTGATTCATTCAGATCTTCCTGTATCTCATAAATAATCGCAAATAACTTATTGTGCTCCACTGTATTGTCTCTGACCATGATACAGTTCATAGGGTTCACTACTGTACTTCGTGGCTCTGGATTTTCATCGCTGTTGGCATAAAGCTGTTCATAGGCTTCGCCATATATGCCTATAGCCTTACCTATCTTGGAATCTATCTCTGATATAGTCTCATTGTCGTATACGTCCTGTATGCGGCTTATATCAAGTTTCTGGGACAAGTCAGGATCATACAGCTTCACGCTTCCATTCTTGATAGATGCTTTCACACCACCTTCAAGCTCCTTGCGCTGTTTATCCGCTTTATCCGCTTTGTCGCTGTTGTACTTGACCGGTTCACCGAGATAATAGCCAAGGCCGACATCAACCACATATTTAGCATAGTTGACATTGAACCTTACAACATCATCATCGTCATCCACTTTGTGTGCAAGAATATCATGTCTACCCTCGTAGTAATCCTTACACTTAGCCCATCTGGCAAGCTGCCCTTTATGCTTCTGTATGAGGTATTTGAAAACCCTTGAATCTATGTTGTCTAAGTCCGGCACCATTGCCGGATCTATGTATATTGCCATCGTGCATATATCCTTTCTGCCATGTGTTTATAATCCCTTCGGTCTCTTCCTTGACTTAACACGGCTGTTTCTTCGTATATCCTCTATTGAGTACCTGAGAGCCGCCATGGCATCGTCAAAGAACGGCACAGGCTCATCGGTGTACTCGTTTGTCTTCTGGTCAAGCTGCCATTTCCACTGTCTGATCTCGTCATATGTGTTTGTGCAGCTATAATGTATATGTATCTTTGGTATCTGCTTCAGATAATCTATCTGTGCATGTACGCTTCCCGGCTCCTTTAGGACTCCTCTGGCTCTCTTATATCCGGCTTTCTGCCACATCTTGATTCTGTCCGGCTCTGCTGAATCACAGTACATATTTAGCTTTTTATCAAACTGCTTTTCAGCTGCCATCTGTATGATCTCGTTCGTGTCTTTCTCGTACACATAGAGTTCTTTGCAGATGTACAATTCACCATCCTTGAAAGCCACCTCAAGCAAAGCATTTGCATGATTGAATCCAAAATCCTGTGCATTCACTACATAATCGAAGTTGCTATGATCTGTGTCAAAATCCTCAACAACATAGTTTGTAAGGATAAGACCACCAACTTCGCCCCATTCCCCAAGGCCATACACTCTGTACCCCTCAGGGTCTACTTTCTTACGTCTCTCCATTCTTGCCCTGTATGCCGCATCAATAAATCTGTTGTTGACATAGTTGCTTGAATGTGTCAGTACATTCTCGTCCTCAATATCAAAGAAGTTTTTCTTTATCCAGTGGGTAGCTGATACAGGGTTAAATGTCATCTTGATCTGATAGAACTGCCCTGGTGGCAGCTTACCTCTGAGACGGTCATCTATAATCTCAAAATCACTCTGCATAAGCTCCGTAGCCTCTTCTATCCATACATCCGTGAGCTTTCCACGCTTAAATGTGATAGATTTCAGCTTTTCACGCTGCTTATCATCATTTACCCCTCTGAATATGATCTGGTTACAATTTGCCTTGCATTCGATCATGAGCGGGTTCTGCTTGATGGTCCAGTATTTCTCATATTTATCACCGAACATACGAAAAATAGCACCCTGCAATTCTGCAAAAGTGCTATCTCTGTTTGTTATATCTGATTTTCTTACACATAATAAATTCCTGCCTGGATCCTGAAGGAGCCTGAGTATATAGTTTGTGGCTGTGTCAACACTTTTCCCGGATCCAGCCGAGCCTTTCATAACTATATATCTTCTCTTGCTCCTGTTCACTTCCTTAAATGCAGGATTAAGCTCAACTTTAATGTTCATCGTCTGCCATATCCTCCACTTCTGAATTATCCAGAGGTGTTTCATCACCATACGACACATTTATATTCAATGTCATATCTTCGCCCTCGGTATTCAGATTGATAATATCCTCAGGCCTCTGCCCCACTGTATCCCTAATGAACTCAGCACTGGCAATTGAGCCTTTGAGGGCTTTCTGAACTTGGGCTATGAGTATAGCGTCCTGGACTGTGATATTCTTGCCCTTTATATCTGCTATGTTCTTTATCTTGTCGATATTGACCACAGCGCCTTTATGCAGGCTCATGGACAGGATAGTCTCAAAGGTATCTTTCATCTGCTTCTTTGCAGCTCTTGTCTTACCTGATTTGACGCCGCCTTTCTTGCCTGCTTCCTGAAGCTCTTCTTTTGTCATGTCCTTAAAGCTCTTTCCCATCCGTTTCACCTGCCTTTCATATAATCTAAAAAAGTACAAAAAATGGAGCCTTGCTGTTATAGCAAAAGCTCCAAATATAGTAATAGTCAACCGGAATTGAACCGATGCCTCGTCAGTGGCTACTGCCATACATCAACACGTTCTGCCAGCCTAAACTATCTTCTATTACTATTATTATCATACCATGCTCTATTTACCATTTCAACCAACGCTTTTTCCTTGCTGGTCAATCGTGCTGCCCCCTTATCTGAATCATTCTCACTATGAAAATAACCATGATGTGTATGTGGCTTTAATCCCTTATGTGGATGATCTAAATGTATTGTTTTGGTGCGTTTTCCATCACTGTCAAAATAGGTGATATCTGTGGGGCCATCTTTTCCAACAATCGCATACACTCTTCCTTTTGTCATTGTCTCCATTAGTGGTTCTGATTGCCTATTGGTCTTTTTTATAAACTTCACATTTCCAACTGTGAGTAATGATTTGTATTGAGAACCATACTTTTTACCTTTACCACTTATTCCGCTACTCGCACCACGTCCGCCCATTATTTTACCTTTCTTATCTATTTACACCTTATTCTTCGCTGGCTTATATGAATATTCATATCCATACTTCTTTGCGTTTCTGCTGAGCCACTTACTGAGATCCGCATCATAGTTGTCACTACTTACCTTGACGCTATGAATGGCTTTGTTGAACTCCGTAGCCTTAAAATGTGGTTTCTTTTTAATCGTATACGTTCCCGCTCTTCTTTTGCTGTATAGCTTAGGATCTATACCTCTAGGCGGCAATGCGTTTCTGCTGCTTGCTGTTACCGCCTTTTGTCCACTACCTGCCCATGTCTCAAGGTCTGCCCCACTAAAATTGCCCCATCCATTCGCTGGATGATTGTGTATAAAGTGCTTACCTTCGCTTTCAAATGCATCATAACTCACGCTACCTCTGGAACCCTTATAATAATGTGTCACATATCCATTATCATCCACTTGGACTCCCCATTCTCGGCCACTCTTGGTATGCTTATCATTAAAATTCTTGATAACCCTGTCTATACTTCCTGTATTCTTTGAACCATTCATCCAGGCAGGAAACAACTTCTCTGATGACTTACCTCTTCCATTTGAAAATGACAGTCCTCTATCTCCTTGCTTTGCCCTGAATGCGTTTGCTCCTCTGCCACCCAATTGCTTTACCTCCACGAAAAAAGGACACTTCACAATGAAGTGTCCCAACATACTATAACTATGTAATATTTATTCTTCCTCTATCGGGAACCACAAACTGCTGTCGTCATTCACGCACATACATAAAGGATTGTTAAATGCATCCTCCTCAGATTCCCAAAACTCTTTAAGTTTTTTATCTCCAAGCATTCCATTCTCATAGAGGTCATCTATATTCTTGAATGTTATCTCCTCATCCGTATCATAATTAACGATTGATGCCGGACTATAATATATAAAATAATCTCCAATCCTGAATGCCTGAGCTTTCTTCATATGGTGTAAAAATGTGTCCTTAAGCATATCTCCCACCTAACCTCTCTTAAATGCTTTATTGTCATAATATTTCACCTGAATACTGTCAGGGAATTTATAACCTATATCACCGCCATATACAAGCACTCTCTTTGGCCTGATGCGCTTGAGTGCTTCTGTCATTCCATTATACCACATCTGTTTATTTTCGTCATCCAGCTTGACTCCAATAGTTGACACTGAAACAGTTCCACCCTGTTGTATTCCATCAAAACAGAATGTATATGTTTCTTTCTCAGCCCATGAAAGAGTTGGTATAACAGTAATACCAACATCCTGCATCATCTGACCAATGAGACGGCTTCTGTACACGTTCCATATCTTCATTGGCATCGGCATGTCCATGTACAGACTGAAGTCTGGAGTAAATACACAGTCAAACTCTCTCAGCTTGTCCATGTACTGTTGTGGGCTGTTCCAGATTCGCTCAAACTGGTAGTCATCAATGTAAAAATGTACTCCACATCTACGCTTCTTTGTGGATAGAACATAATTGAATGATATCAGCTCATCCGGTTCTGCATTCTGTGCCTCGATAATCGGCATTTGATAAAATCCCTCTACCCTTGCTCCGTCAAAATCATCAAGGTTGTATGCCTCATATGTCCGCTCTCGTTCATCGCCATAATAGCTGTCATCGTCCTCATCATCCTCTAACAGATCTGGAACATCAAAGCCAAAGTCTGCCATGTCAAAATCCTCTATGGCTGTAAGCTCCTGGTTGAGTAAATCCAAGTCAAAACCACTGTTCATGGTCAACTTGTTGTGTGCCAGGATGTATGCTTTCTTCTGCTGCTCTGTGAGCTCTGTAAGCCTTATACAAGGCAGTTCGGTATATCCAAGCTCCTTGGCTGCCAAGAGCCTACCATGTCCCTCTATCAGGACGTTGCCCTCGTCTATTGCAAGCGGATCATTGAAGCCAAACTCACTGATAGACTGCTTTATCTGCTCAACCTGTTCCTGTGGATGCTTCTTTGCGTTCTTGGCATATGGTATTAACTTATCAATATCAACATACTCTATCTGCATATCTGCCTCTTCCTAGCTTCGATATAGGTTCGAAGCTATACTTTCTTACTCACTCTCTTCGGGATCACAATCTTGTACAGCGGTTTACATACATTCTTTACCTCTCCACCCCAATTTATAGTTGGCTGAAATTTGTATATCTTAGTGCACTTAACTATCACCTTTATCATAGCTATCGGTAAAGCCAATCTACCAAGTATCGGATGTATATATTCAAAACTATATTCAGGTCTCACAACCTCGAATCTTTTAATCTTACTCATATCTCACACCTCAAACAAAATAGCCCAGTGGGGAGAGATCAGCGTTCACTTTTTCACAAGGGGAGGTTTACAACCACTGGGCATAAGAAAAGGGGCACAACCGAAATGGCAAACAGTTATGTCCCTTATGAATCAATATAATTTTACCATACTATTATAACACGTATGAATGTGGCATTTTGTGTCATCTTGTGGCAAAATTATAAATTTTTTCTTTGGAAGTCTAACAATGCCCATCCATGAACCCGGCGAATATGGTCATATGAATAATCAAGTTCTTTGGCAATCTCCTTCAGGTCCTTATATTCAATATATTTCTTGAACAATACATTGATGTACTTCGGCTTGTCCAGCATATGTATCTGTCCTATGATCTTATGCTTGAGCTCCGTGAACCGCTCTATGTCCTCATGAATCTCCTTCTCAAGGTCAACATACTTTGCCACCTTATTGCTCATAGAATCAGCCTTGGCGCTTGTCTGCACCTTCTCAGACGAATAATCAAATGCCCCGGTGCATGTTGCGTCTTCCTTGAGTCCTGCAAGTTCTATCTTCTTCTGTTTTATCTTCACGTCAAGCAGCTTCACCTGTTTCAAATACTCTTTTGCTTTCACCGCCTCACCTCCTACTTGTTCTCCCGGATGGTGAAATCCAAGCCTGTTTCTTCCTTTAGTGTCTGTATCATATCATCCCAGATGATTTCTTCATCACACAGCGCATCGGTCTTTAAATTAAATCTTTCGCAGAATCTCTCAAGCCTCTTCTGTCCAAAATCAAATTCATCTCGAAGTACCATGCAACTCATTATCAAAATACAATCTATTGTATTCAGTTTGATTTTATACACAGCTTCGTCAAGCTGCTTCTGGTTGACCTCAAGCGGAACAAACATGGCTCCTCTGGTCTTTAGTTCTTTCTCTGCTGCTTCCATGCCCTGTGTCTTGATGACATTCATCAGCCATGCAGCCCCCGCCATTCTTGCTTCGTGTAGCTTTCTATCTGATTTTGCCATCCTCTCACTCCTTCCGCATGAACCTGTTCATCAGATGGTTGTCAGGATCCATCTTCATTCTGAATCCTATCTGTTCTTTATCATCTATCACTCCCGGATCATTGAGCTCTGCCCCTCCAAGAAAGCTATGGAGCTCCTTCATGCAGTCTGGACATAAATCCTTTGAATCTGTTACTCCATCGAACACATCAACTATCCTTGCCCTTATCGGCGCTCCGTGTTCAAACGGCAGGTCATAGAACCCGCCGCATCTATCGCATTTGCCTGCGTATGCCATTCTATATAGTCTCCTTTCTCTGTTCATAAGGTTTTGGCAACTTTCTCCAGGCTACTACCTTATCTGTAATCTTTGAGTATTCGTAATTATCACAATAATCATGCACTTCATACCAGCCCTGTGGGATCCACCAAGAAATACCGTCTTCTGTATACTCCCACCCATCTAAGATATCATCATCCACGTTCCATTCTAAATCTTCCAACGAACAATTGTGATGTGGGATATATACCGCCTTAACAACTCGACTGTATATTTCACCTGTTATTATTGAGGCTTTTTCTATCGTTACAAGAACCTCATCCGAAGTAGTTCCCTTTTCACATTTGGGAACTGTGTTTCTATTCCATTGAGCCATTTTCTCCACCTCTCAATTCTTCAAAAAATACCATTGGATATGAAGCCATACAATTAGCTGTCATAGGGTCATGAATTTCTGTAACTACTACCTCTTTTCCGTCAATGATATGCTTTGAGCCAATAGGAAAATCATGTCTCAATTCTTCATTTGATAGCATATATTCTTTTACAATCATTTTTCTTCACCTCTCAATTCTTTCAGTCTTGCTTCGGCTTCGGATTTTGTGAGGAATAATGTTTTGCCAATATCGTTTATGTCTGACAACTCAAATACACACTTATCTATTGTGCATGGCGTTTCATTTGGAATCCCTAAGATGTAATAAATATCATCTCCCACCTTGCAAGGCAACTCGATAAGTCTGCCCTGTTCCTCTAAACTTTTACATTTTTTATAAAAGTCAACCGATTCATTTGTGATCAAAAGTACTTTAACTGTATCGTCAGGAATATCAACTCCAGAGTGTTTTTCAAGCAATTCAACCATTGATTCCAATAGCCCACCACACTCTCCATATACCTTGTTGAGTCGCTCCTCTAAGTCCTCATAATCTTTTAACTTTTTTAAATATTCCGCAACCTGTCTATGTTCCCAATATTCCTTTATTACTGAACTAGTCAACGGCATTGTTTCAAAATACTCTCTCTCGTGAAATCGTTCATATTGCTCTGTCTTTCTTTCGCAATGCCCTATTATCTCATCAATTGTTAATCTCTCCATTACTGCTCCTTTCCTAATTCAATATTCAAATTCTCTGCTTGAAATAAATTTTACAATTTCTCCATTTTCGATAATTACAAATTCTGCATAGAAATTGTCTATATTGTCTTTCATAGAACATTCTAAATATTCGTCTTGTTTATCATCATATCGCTCAAACCATCTTTCCACCTCATCATCGCAACTCGTATTTTTAAATACAAAGAATGGGTACTCGCTTTCGTCAAGCTCTAAAATGCTGTCTGCAATTTCATTAAATCTTTCGATAACATTTTCTCTTTCAAGAGCAGACAGTCCATCTTCGTCCGATTTATCATAATCTGTATTCTGTTCAACAAATTTTCTAATACTATCAGAAACAAGTTGTCTATCTTTCGTGAAGAATATCTGCTGATTTACAAGCTCCCAACAAATTCTGTCTGCCATATTCTTGCAGATATTTACCTCGTGATTTGTTAACCTACATACTTCTCCTGTTATGTCCGATATAATGCTTTTCTTAAAGCCAAAGGGTGTTGTAATAAACTCTGGAATGTATTTATCTGGAAGAATCCTCATAACTACAGGTGAGAAAAGCCATGAATTTTTAAAAGCGCAAATAACCTCTCCTGTGTAATCTCCCTTAATTCCAATCAAACTGCTATAACTCATACGTTTTTTACTCCTTTCCCATAATCCGGCATATGTAATAATGTTCTAATCGACATTGTTCTCTGCCTCCTACCGATCAATTTTCTGTCCACATACCGGACAGTAATTATCAAAATATATATATGCCACTCCGCAACTAGGACAACGCTGATATGCGCCCCATGACTCCAGCGGCTTTGATATCTGTTTATCAATACACTTCTGGGCTGTGATTAGTGCTCGCCGCATTGATGTGTTTGTGGTGGTATCTGTCAACAGTTTAAGCTGATTCTTCACCCGCTTTAGGTTCTTTCCTTTTCTTGCGCTCATTCGCTTTCACCCACTTTCAGCTGTTCAGATGTGTTTCTTGCCTCCTCAACCTCTCTTTCTGCCTCAAGCCATCTGCGGGTACATTCTATGCAATGTTGCTTACCCCTCTGACACACAATCTCGTCAAATCCAATCTCGTCAAATCCAATCTCACTCGGACACATGATGATCGGCGCAAGATCCGCATCCCCAAGTGACCTGATGTAGTCGCCGTTGGTCATCGGCTCATAGTTATCCGTCGCATTCTTGGTACAGTGTGCGCATGGCTCCTGTGTCTCGTCCATGGCTCTGTATTTGCAGTTTTCGCAGCCTCCTGCTCTCTCTGGTACTATCTCCATCGTATTTCCCCCTTCCTGATCATCTCTCTTATGTCTGTGTTGCTGAAGCTCTCATGGTAGCCCATTTCACTCTGCATCAGTACATGGTATTCATATGCCTCAACTATTGTCCATCGCTTCCAAACCCTTATAGGGACATTCTCCTCTTTTCCGTTCTTTGTGAGGATCTTCACCACCTGCCCCGGTCGGCAGATGGTGTTAAATGCTGCATCTATCTCAAATTCTGTCATGTGATCTCTCCTTTCAGATAGCAAGGAACTTATTCACAAAATACTGCTGTCCCTTGCCTGTAACCTTTGGTGTCCTAGTGATCCTGACTGAGCCGTCTGGATTGCTTATGGTGCTTTCCTTCACCTCAAACAGTTTCATCTCCATGCTCCTCTGAGTTGGCATATTTCGATCTGAGCCCTCTCTTTTGATGAGGTAGCCATTATCACGCAACCACTTAAACAAGCGTTTCTGACCGATGTTCACACCATTCTGGCTAATCAGTTTTGCAAGGTCTCCGATCAGAATTGATGTGTGACTTGCTGCAACCGCATCAGCGAATATTGCCTTTGGCTTCATGGTCTCTATCTGCTTGTCCCTCTCAAGTAGCTTGTTCCGAGCCACCTGTAAGGCTCTGGCCATCAGTTCATCATCCGTCATGGTTTCCTGTCCGGCTATGTAACCGCCGTTCTTACGGATTGATGGCAACACCTCAGATGTTACCCAACGTTTGAACCGCTTTGCATTTGGCAGCTTGCTTGAAAGGATAAGGCTGTATAACCCTGATTCATTGATAAATATCACTTCTCGATTCTGACCTGACAGAACGATTCGTTCGGTCAGCTTATCTTCTTCATCAACATGATCCCTAATTGCCTTTGCTGTGTTTGCGTATTCAAGAATGTCAGCCACCTCCTTCCCGATAAACCAAGTCTCGCCGTTCTCTATTACTGTTCTGATCTTTCCAAATTCTTTATTCTCAAATATCTTCAAATCGTTCATTCCATACCTCCATCTATAAAGTCAAACAATGTCGGTGAGTCAACCTCATTCTCCTCTGCCTGTAAATATCCAACACCATCTCTGAAGTAATCCGGATTCAGTTCACATCCCTTACCGAACCGGTGCATCTTGACCGCCATCATCGGTACTGTCATAAGGCCGCCGAACGGATCATATACCACATCGCCCGGATTGCTGTATCTGTTGATGATCCTCTCAACAATATCAAGCTGCAACGGGCATACGTGCATCGTTGCCCTTCGTCTGCTCTGTGTCGTGTTGAGCGTCCTCATCCGGTTTATGTCATCCCATACCTCAAGCTGATTCCAGGATCCCGGCGCTACAACCATGAATGTAGCTGGAAGCCTGCCATCTGTATCAAGCTCTTTTGCAAGTTCCACGTGCTCCTCATAGTTGTATACGTGCTCTCTGCTGTACTGTCTGTACACTCTCTGTAAGTTATCCACAGATACACCCTCAAGCTCCTCTTTGCTTATCAGTCTGTCTCCTGAACTTCTCCAGTATCCATGAGCATCTATCTGCCACTGCGCTCTTGTGTATTCGTCCTTGGACTTTGTAACCGGGTCATCAGCATATGCCTTGCTGTGATCCGTTGGTAGCTTACGGAATAACAGAATATATTCAGGGCATCCCACACCCATCTTGGTACCGTCCTTGCACTGCTCAGTCCATCCAAGGCGGTACGTCTGGTTGTTCTCCCTTACAACATCCGTAACCACTGTGATCATCCCAAAATACTGGAAGCCATGACGCATATAGTGTTCTATACAGTCAGCGTGGAATGGCTCAATAGTCGGCATTCCTGTGCCGGTAGCATTTCCAAACAACACTCTATCCTTAACGTGGATGGCCGCCACTCTTCCCGGCTTCAGCACCCTCAAAAGCTCCGGTGTCAGGAAGTCCATCTGTTCAAAGAACCTCTCTGTATCCTGATTGTGTCCGAAGTCGTTATAATTTGCGCTGTACTCGTAGTGATTGCCGAACGGTATCGACGTATGTATCAAATCAACGCTGTTGCTCTCCATTGCCCTTGTCTCTTCCACACAGTCGCCATACACAGCCTCATAATGCTTGCCTCTTACCGTTCTCTCTTCTCTTGTACCTTCCACACCCATCTTCCTTTCCAATCTCTCCGTCTTGTTTGCCGAATCAAGGCCATATTTCTTCACGATCTCGATCATCTTCTTGACCATGTGATTATGATTCTTCCACTTCTCGATCAGTGCATCCTTGATCTCCCGCTCATTCTCCATGTAGATGATGTCTATTACTACTGTGTCCTGCTGCAGGAACCTGTAACACCTGTGCACAGCCTGTATGAAGTCATTGAACTCATAATCAATACCAACAAATATCTCCCGGTGACAAAACCGCTGGAAGTTACAGCCTGAACCACTGATCGACTTCTTGGTAGCAAATAGCCTTGTCTTGCCATTGGAAAAATCTATAACTCTCTGTTCTCTGAGGTCGTAGTCCATGGATCCGTATATGTCCACTGTCTCCGGCAGAGCTTTCTTAATAGCGTGTCTCTCTGCTTCCTGGTCATGCCACAGAATGAAATGATCCTCCGGAGAGCTATCAACTATCTCCTTCATCTTCTCAACCCTGGCATCTATGCTCTCACGCTTGATCTTTGCGGCTTCTTTAAGTCCTGTACTAGCCTGAGTGAAAAGCTCCATCTGGCCGTCCCTGTTAACTGAATCTCCGTAGTGTATCGGTATTTCGTGCCACCTCACATCAAGCGGTGGAAGCACATAGCCGTCATCGGAATAATCAGGGTTGATGTCTGAAGGTTTTGTGATGAACAGCGCCCAGCTACTTACCCACAACCAGAACTCATCCTCCATGTTCGGGTACAGTGTCAGGTTGTTCGCCTTGGTTGAATCCCTTTGAAAGAACCTTGTAAGTGCCTGTCCTGTGTCCATGACTTCAAGATATCCAGCATAGTGTATAAGCTCCTTGTACTTGTTCGGTGATGGTGTAGCGGTCGCTACGAGCTTGTAAGGTACATTTTTGAACTTGTCAAGGAACGTCTGGTATGTCTTAGATCCAAATGATCTAAGCACGGATGCTTCATCAAGTGAGGTTGCCGCAAAATACGATGGATCTATATCTCCGTCTCTCACTCTCTCATAGTTCGTCAGAACGATCTGACTTGTGCTTGCCTCAACCTCTTCCATGGTTCGGCAATATTCAGGTTTCTCATAGCCCAGGAGCTCTACAGCATCCCTTGTGAACTCCTGCTTAACTCCAAGCGGTAATACAATCAACGCTCTACCGCCGGTATGTTCTGCTGCAAGGTGGCAAAACTCTATTTCCTGTGCAGTCTTGCCAAGCCCAAACGACTCAAACAAGGCTCTACGTCCACCCTTCAGCGCCCATGCCACCGCATCACTCTGATGTGGCTTTAGGGCTTTATTTATTCGGCTCTTATCAACCTCGAAACCGCTGTCAGTAGCAAGCTCTATCTTGCTCTCTAAAAACTCTCTGTATGTCATTCACTTCTCAGGAACCCGCTATAGCATTACCCCGGCCGGAGGTTCGGCTCCTTTCGTGTGTTATTTATTATTCAGCTCATCAGCCAGCATCTTCTCAAGCTGTCCAAGCTGCTCAGAATGATCTGTCTGTTTGAAGTTTGCAAATCCATTTGGATTCACGTTCCGTGGCTGCCCTCGGCTCTTACCGTCATCCTTAAGCGCATATAGGCCTGTCCATCCCTGCATTATCGACTGATTGAGAATCTGTACCTGTTCATGCTTATCGTGTGATAGCGACTCAAGCTTGTTCATCATCAGCGTTATGGCCCTGTCACTCATAGGCTTCTTGATACCTTTCCGGAACTTGACGAACTCTGCAATGGCATCATTAAGCTCTGGATCATCGCTATACTTGACCGGTTCAGACTTCTTACGTGGCTTCTCTACCTCCGCATGTGCGCATGCACGTGCCTTAGTAGGAGTATGTATATACTCCTCATTATCACTATCATTATCATATTCATTATCATTATCGGCTTTTTTGGGTTTATTTGGGTTTTCCTCGGTTTCAGAAATAACCATTCGGTTTTCAGAAAAACCATTCGGTTTATTTGGGTTTTCCTCGGTTTCAGGATTATCCGTTTCCTTTGTAGGCCTGCCGCCCTTCTTGCCGTTTGATCTGTTGCGCTCACATTTTTCCTCATACTTGGAGTTGTCCTTGTCCATGCGTGCCTTGATAAAAGAAAAACACATGGCAAGTGCACTACCTTTTGGAAGATCCGGAACTTCGCCTGTCTCCTGGTAGTCCATCAGAGCAAACATCAACTCACCGACCTGCTCCGGTGGTAGCATCGACAAATGCTCTCTATATTCGGTATAAAAGACAAAGCTCCCTTTATTTCCCATGTGGCTCACACCTCCTTGATTCGTATTCCATATTTATAAAGCATCAACTTGCGCTTTATGATGTATTCCTTTGTTCTCATGCCCTTTGTATCCTCAACAACCATTTCGAATCCATCCCAGTAAACGAAGTCTGCTATGTATGAGTACTTACGCTCCAGGAGCTTTCCCGGTTTGAATCTGCCCTTGTTGGGTCCTTTTTCATAGATCTCATTTGTGTGTTCTCTCTGAGCTGGTATCAGTTCAAATTCTCTCTGAAGCTGCAAGCCTGTTATCTTGCCCGCTTTCTCAAGCAATTTCAGCTCTGTATATCTCTGAGCTTCTTTCTTGCTGTCGAATGTGATGCCGTCTATTACAGCCTTCCTGTTGCCGTATTTGGCTCTTGACCTGTTCCAAGTCATCAATGCTCCTTTCCCCCCTGTCACCCTCAAATAAGAGCAACAGGGATATATGCTAAGACATTACGCTGCGTGTTGTGATGTATTATGTAATGTCAATGTAACCTACTTGAAACTTCCGAACAGTGCCGCCTCGACAGCGTTCATCTCTGGCTGTGGATTTTCTGCCGGTGCCGGCTGCGGATTCTGAACACTGTTCTGTGTATTCTGAGCATTGTTCTGAGTATCCTGTGGCTCTGCCTGTGGAGCCTGTGCTTCTGGTTCATTCATCTCTGTTGCTGTGGCTTCCACATACTCATCATTGTCATTCTCAACGTATGTAGGATGTCCCTCAGCGTCCAAGGTTGCCATGTCACCCTCAAATGCTTTCTGGAGATCTATGCTCATTACTCCCCACTTACTGATTAGCTGACGGAGCATTGTCTTGTAAGCCATTCCATCAAAATTCTTGTACCAGAATGATGAATACATCCATGAATCTCTCGAATCATAATTGCCAGCCTCATAGTCAGCATATGATACTCTCTGCTTCTCTCCGTACTTTGTCTTGACCTTTCCAGCGTCCTTGTAGAATGCCGGTGCATACTTGTCCGCATGAGCAAGCATCTGAGCCTTACTCCAATACATTGTCTTTCTGAATCCGTTCACAAGCTCAAACATTGCATAGTAGCCGATTGTCTCAGCCTCTTCACGCTTGTCCCAATCATCAACCATGAGATTAACCTTGATGTCCTCGTTGAGTGGATCGAAATACTCAAGCTCTCCCTCCTTGATAGCGACAACATTCAGTCTCTTATACTGACCGGAACGGATCGCAAGCTGAATATATCCCTTATATCCCATCTGGAACTGAGCTTCCTTGACACCAGTCTTTGTATTGTTGAATGGGACCATGTAATAATGTCCGAGCTGTGGAGATGGTGAAAGCTGTAAACTCTCACCGAGAAGTGCAGCTGAAAGAATCGACTGATTCGTGCACTCCTGAAGTGTAGGGTTGGTATTATATGCTGATACGATAGCAGATATAAACCTCTGTCCATTCTTTCCACCAACCACCTTGTTGATCTGATTCTTGATTGCATCTTTTGTAAGATACTCTGTAATTCCCAGATTCTGCTGTGCTTTACTTTTTGCTACCAAACTGTTATTTACTGCCATTATTCCTTACCTCCTAATGCTTAATCATGTCCTCAAATGCCTTGCGCAAGATATCCTCCAGAATTGATATCGGATTCTCTGTGTTGTCTTTGTGACGATCCACTTTGGTCAATATGTCAAACGTATCATGTATGAGCCCCTGCATAATCTCGTCAAGGTCTCCCTCAGCTTTGGATGCTTCCACTGCTTTGTTTATCAACTCATCTGTAGCTGTCTCTCCATACTCTTTAGCAAGTGATTCTCTTATTCCCTTCACCGCAAGTGCTAACTCCGATATAAGAACCGGTGTTGTTCCTCTCATTGATACTGATCCCATTTCTGACTTAATCATTTTGTATACCTCCTACTTAATCGCTCTAAATGTTATATTTCTGCTCTGGAAGAACTCTCTCAGAGCCGTTGCATCTTCTGTTGTAAGTTCTACCTCAAACTTGACTACCATCTTCTGTGGTTCCGGCTGTGACTCCTGTACTGGTGTCGGCTGTACCTCCTCTGGTGGTGTCATAGCCTTTGCCATTGCGGCTCTCTGCTCCTCGGCAGCTCTCTCCTGTGCCTTGCGCTCTTCCTCAGCCCTTCGTGATTCTTCTGCTGCTTTTCGTACCTCTTCTGCAGCCTTTCTCCTTGCCTCTGCCTCAGCCTTTGCCTTTGTGATCTCTGACATTCTCTTAGCCTCTGAGATGGCCTTGTTGATGTCTAATGTATCCTTAAATACCTCTGTAGCCTCAAATCCGAATTCCGGGAGCTGACTGAGTGTAAGCACTCCGTTGCCGATCTCGTACATCTTTGACCTCATCTGATCTTCAATGCTCTTCATTGATGTAGACGCATTCAGCCACTTAGGATCCTGTATCTTCTCAAGTGTCACAAAGTTCTGGAAGCCTATAGTCGCAAACAACTCCTCAATGGCTTTCTGTTTCTCGGCCTTGCGCTTTTCGTCAAATGCCTTGACCTGTTCATCTATCACCGCTATAGGCTTGTCTATAATGCCTATGATCTCGTTGATCTGAGCTTTGAACACATTGAACGGCTGCATATATTCTTTTTCTCTCCTGATCCGCTCACTATTAAGCGCATCTTTCAGCTTTCTCAGCTTAACTCGATCTGCCTTTGCGTCCTTGATCTGATCATCTGTATATACCAGGGTCTCATAAAAAGAAACCTTGGATGAGAGCTCAGCCTTAAGCTCTTCATAATTAAAATCAATCCTCTCCGGTATCGCTACCTCATTAACTCTTAATTCCATTTTTAACCTCCTAATTCAGCACCAGCTCCATCTGGTGACTCTCCTTGTTCTCACGTATCATTGACATGATACGTTCTGTCTGTCGCTGTCTCTCTTCCTCACAGTCGCAGTGTTCGCCTGGATCCAGGTAAGCACCACACTGCGGGCATTCGTTGTAATACATTGCATCTCTCCTATATCTCCGGAAGTATCAGCGGCGGCTCTTTCTTCACCTGTACGCTCTCCCAGAACTCTCTCTCAGCATCAATAAGATACTGGATGTCATCCTCTACCTCCGACCGCTCTATCGGATAGTGTTTGGTCTGCAAATATACCTCTCCATCAATTTCAAACTTGAGCTGTGCCTTGAGTACCGCATATTCAAACTCTGTCACCATCAAGTAATGAAGCACCTGTATGTAATAGTTATCTGGCACTCTGTTATCCCATTTTTTCTTCTGACTTGACTGCAGGATCTCTGTGGTCTTGATCTCAAGCACACCATTGCGTCCATCCCGGTCCATAAGCCATCCGTCAAGGCTTGCATGCGCCCATGGGTACTTATCATTCGTGAACATGTTGTTTTCCACATACCCAACTTGATACTGTGGATAATCCAGCTTAAATAGTTCTCTCAGGTGCTTCTCCGCCGCTGTTCCATACTTGACATAAGGCTTGTCTGATATGTCCTCAGGCTCTATGCCGTAGGCTTTCTCTTTAAACAGTTCCACGTTGGTCTTGTATGGGTTCATACCCACGATGGCAGAGGCATCCGACCCGCCTATCTTGGTCCTTGCCCTGAGCCACTCTTCATGGCTTCCGAGCACTTTCATCTCAACCATGTTCTATTCCTCTCTGGCATCTTCAATGCTGTTCATAAGTTCAAGCACGCCATAAAGTCCCAGCTCCGTGAACACTGTTCCAAGCAAGTACGCCACCAATCCTACCGCCGGCAGTGCAAGCAGCACTTCTGCGTTGAATAAGATGTTGTAGGCCAACAGCAAAAATAAAATAGTCATTATTACAAGGCTCACCATCTTGACAGCCTTTGTATCCATGTTCTTCCTCTTCATTGCTTTTCTTCCCCTTTTCTGCTATGATTTTCTTGAGTATTTTTCTATGCACCGGCGGATTGCAGTCCAATGGTGCTTTTTTAGTGTCAGAGCCTCTTGATTGCCGACTCCAACATCTCGGGTGTCATCCCCTGTCTTGCTGCCAGCTTGGCTGGAGATATGTTGTATGTCCAAATGCTCGACATCTTAATCGCATCACCTATGTCAAGGACTCCTCTCTGCATTCCGATTCTTACGAACTGCGGAGAACATCCCATCACTGCGGCGGCCTGCACGGTTGTTATCCTCATCACTCTCACTCTCCTTTCTCTATGACCAGCCTCAGCCCAACCGCTTTTAGTAAGCTGTCGGCATTGGTCAATGTCATTCCTCTCTTATCTGATTCCCACATGTACAAGCTCCTGTCGGTAAATCCTGCCTTTTCAGCCAATTTACGCTTTGACATGCCCTGTCTGATTCTTTCTCTCTCAACGGCCTGTAATATTTCACTTTTATCCACTTGACTACCTCCTTATATTTAGATACGATATATATACTGGTATGAACATATGTTTATAACCAAATACATAGAAAGGAGCGCAACTATGGAAACTTTCAAGACATTTCCTGCTACTAAGGCTGATGCACTGACACTGCTTTACCTTCAGAATCAGGACTTATCAGACAAGACCATCGAAGAGATCGTAGCTTTATATGACAACATATCTAAAAGAGCTATTAAAGCTTGTAATGTAAACGTAAAGCTTAGATAATCTCTTACTTAGTCTTTTTTGACTTACCAAGCCGGGCTCTTGTTTTCATCATGGAGTCAAGAGTCCGTGCCATGGAATCCTTGTAGTCACACATATAGTTATCGTCTCTAACCTTCTTGCACAGGTACTTTATTGTCTTGTCCACTTCTTTCTTAAGTTTCTTTGTCTTCATCGTTCCCATCTCCTTTCCTTCTTGATTTCCAAATGTCGAAAATCAACCTTCCGACAAATGTTCCAATGGCTATGCCAATGATCGTGCTTAACATCTTTTCTTTGGTTCCTCTCCATACTCTTTCTGAATTATGAGTGTGTTGATAGGCTTATACTCCAGCAGTTTTCTGATTGTCTGGAGCTCTTTTCTTATCTGTACAAGCTCTGTGTATATCTTCTTGAGCATTTCTTCCCTCCTTTTCCTTATTCAGACTGTCGAAGGTTAGAATCATACTTAGCAAGTTCCTTAAAGATTTTGTCGGTATCCCTTAATGGTATTGCGTCTGACATTAAGCGGATATCGGCATTAAATCTCTTATACACTTCTCTCTCCAACTCAACCCAGTCCAAGTAACTGATTCCGTCCAGTGCTTTCAGTATTTTGTTTAACTTCTCTGTTGTCATGGTTCTCCTTTCTCTTCGTTATGTGTTACAATAGTGAAAAACTATGGAGGTTATCGCCTATGTATGATTTTGATAGTATTGATTTAAGTATTAAGGACAAATACAAGCTCTTTGTAACAAAGAAACGAAAAAAGGTTCCTGCCGAGTTTCTTGGTAATTCCCTTCCATATTTCATTGAAATTGCATTTGTATGTCGTAACTATTCCGACAAGGAAGGTCGATATGGTGACCCTTTACTTGATGGAACACTCTCCGTCACAGACACCTACCATCGCTATCTCATCCACCAAAGAAAAAAGGTCTTCTTTGGTATACTCAAATCATTTATCACCCCTATAGTTGTGTCTATCGTCACATCCATATTGACAGTGTTAATCCTGCACAAATTAGGATTAGGATAAGGACTGCCGCTCTGTACTTGCGCTCCTTTCTGTAAAGGTAGTCAAAGAACAGCATTTCCTCATCAGACAGATGGTGCAGTTCCTGGAACTCTTTGTTGTTTTCTAGGAACTCTTCTTTTCTCATCTCTTTTGCGATGACTTTCAGTTCCTTTTCTGACTCTATCCAGTTTCTTATAAGTCTCATGGCTCTCCTTCCTCTTATTGGTTAAACTTTGTTTAACTTCCTAAGCAAAAAAATACGCTGGATAGTCCTTTAAATCAATGTCAAGTAGTTCAGCCCACTTGTTCATCTCTTCCTGAGTAAATCCAGTTCTACAGTTCAACTTCTTTGATACAGAATTACTTGATAATCCCAATGCCTTGGCAAAATTACCCTGCGTTCCGTACTTCTCTATTATTCTTCCTCTCAGCTTGTCATACTGATATGGCATTGTCGTACCTCCTTCCATCCGCATTTGTTAAACCTCGTTTAACTTTAATGCTAGTTTAACTCTGTTTAACTCAGTTGTCAACCCTAAAGTTTAAAGATTTTTAACTTTTTGTTTGATTTTAGTTAAACGTTGTTGTATAATCCAAATATAAAATATGCATATATAGATAGAGGAGGTTTAGTATATGAAATGGCCAACAACTGCTAACCGATTAAAACAAGCTATGAATAATATAAATATGAGTGCACAAGAACTTGCAGATAGAAGTGGAGTTAGCAAAGCCTCCATAAGCCAATATGTTAATGGTAGTCATAAACCATCTAACATATCAGCACCGAAACTTGCAAAAGTTTTAAAAGTAAATGCTATGTGGTTGATGGGATTCGACATGGATGAAGAACCAGCCAAGCCTACATATTACTTTGACGATGAAACAGCTCAGAAAGCACAAGAGATATTCGAGAACAAACAGCTCTCTCTTCTCTTCGATGCCGCAAGGGACGCAGAGCCAGAGGACTTGGAGACAGTTCACACAATGCTCATGGCTCTCAAGAATAAAGAGAAACGATAATGCACATAAAACATCCCACTGATTTTGTTATTGTTTTTCTGATTACATTTGAAAGGGATGATTTCTTTGGAATATATAAACGTACAGATGATGGATTTAAAATCTACCAAGATTAAAGAAACCGTGACCAGTAACGAAGATGGCTCTTATACTATCTTCCTCAACTCACGATTCACTCAGGAACAGCTAAATGACGCTTATATCCACGCTATGGGGCATATAGACAGGGACGACTTCAGCAAAGGCTCTGCCGATGTTATTGAGGCTTATGCGCATGGGTTAACTGAATTGTAAATTGGTAAAAACGCATTATCAAGGCTGTGAAAACAAGCCTCAAATTTTAAACATTTTGTTCATTATATACAAAAAAATGTTAATTTTCTTGAACTTTTAATATTGACTTTTGAAGGTAAATCGTGATATAGTTCATGTACTGGAATAAGTAATTTATATCCAGCATATAATATTTGGAACGTACTCCGGTGTCCTTCGGGCCCGGGGTCTTTTTATTTTACAGGAGGTATTTATGCCAGATAAAGAGTTTAAAACTACTGATGAACTAATAGCCTTGTTAATATCACGTGGTGTTGATATATCCACACCTGAGCAGAGATCATTCTGTAAAAAAGGATTACAGCGTTTTGGATACTACAACATTATTAACGGATATAAAAACTTATTTTTAGATACAACCTCCTCATCAACTGAGGACATATATAAACCCGGAACTACATTTAATGAAATATACTTTCTCTTTCAATTTGATAAGCAACTACGAGGTTTATTTTTTCGGTATACTTTAGAGGTTGAAACAAATATAAAAAGTCTAATAGCATACATTTTTTCTAAAAAATATGGCCATGACAATTATTTGTTATATACAAACTTTGATACAAACAAGAGAAATGCATACCAAAATATTTCACAGCTAATTGCTGATATACAGCGCACACTATCAAGCAGATCTAGTGACCCCTGTATTTCACATTACTTGACAAATTATGGATATGTTCCATTATGGGTTTTAAATAACGTTTTGACGTTTGGAAATATAAGTAAGTTCTACAGTATGATGAAACAGCCAGAAAGACAGTATGTTTCTAAAGTATTTCATATGACAGATAAAGAACTAGAAAGTTCTTTGTTTTACTTGTCAAAAATACGGAATCTTTGCGCACATGGCAATAGGTTATACTGCTTTAGATCTAAAGCTCCACTAATTGATACTCAATATCATGCAGCACTTAATATTCCGCAAAATAATACTGAATATGCCTATGGAAAACGTGATATGTTTGCCACAATGATTATTTTGAAATTTTTATTGTCAAAGAATGAATATAAATCTTTATTGAAAAGAATTAACAAATATCTACACGATTTATGTACACATATGAGTGTTCTTACCGAACAGGATATACTTGATTCACTGGGTTTTCCTTCTGATTGGAAAACCAAATTAGAACAGATATAACGTCCGATATAGCTTTATGTTGTATGAACCTATTCCAATTTGGAAATAGTTCAAAATAAAAATCCCCCAGGTGCTGGAACACCTGAGGGAAGTTACCCACAAACCGAAGGCTTATAGGTACTCACAATTAACAAACTACATTATACCATAAGCCTTCCACTTTTGATAGGCTTATTTTTTATGCCTATTTTTAGATAGGATGGTGATTTTATGAAGATGGCTAACGGAATGGGGACAGTATACAAGCTGTCCGGCAGAAGACGTAAACCATGGGTGGCAAAAAAGACTAAAGGCTGGTCTGTTGATGAAGAAGGCTGCAAAGTCAAACAACTCTATTCCACCATTGGTTATTACAGCACCAGAGCAGAGGCTTTGACTGCTCTTATAAATTACAACCAGAACCCTTACGACATCGACACAGCAAATATCACATTTGCAGAGCTCTATGACAAATGGTCTGAGATGCACTTTCAGACTATCGTACCATCTGCGGTCAGAACTATCAGATCTGCATACAACCACTCTAAACCTCTGTGGAATATGAGAATGCGTGATATCAGACCGAATCATTTGGAAGGGGCAATAAATAATGCTGATGTTGGACAGTCAACAAAGCAGCGAATGAAATCCATGTACAATATGATGTATAAATACGCTCTCAAGCTGGAGGTCGTTGACAAAGACTATGCTCAGATGTGTGATGCTGTCAAACGTGGCAAACCAGAGATTGTCCGGATTCCATTCTCAGATGAAGAAATACAGATGCTGTGGGATAATATAGATTATGGATTTGTCGATATGGTCCTGATTGGAATATACAGTGGCTGGCGTCCTCAGGAGCTGGCTATATTGAAAATTTCAGATATAGACCTTGAGAATAATACAATGTTTGGTGGTCTGAAGACTGATGCAGGACGTAACAGATGTGTTCCTATACATTCAAAGATAAAGGGGCTTATATCCGCCCGGATGGAACAAGCCAAAACTCTCGGATCTGAATATCTGTTCAATGATCCAGACTGTTACGCCGGTATGCATATGACATATGACAAGTATCGTGTGCGCTGGAATAAGATATGTAAGAAACTTGGATTTTCACACCGCCCTCATGATACAAGGCATACGTTTATCACTCTTGCAAAAGAGGCCGGAATGAATGAATATGTGATCAAACTCATAGTCGGTCATGCCATAGAGGATGTTACGGAAAAAGTATATACCCATAGAACCATGGAACAATTACACACCGAAATTGAAAAGATAAAATAAAAAAACAGGGCAACAGTTACATCAACTGCTGCCCTTTATTTGTTAGAGATTTGTTAGTTACGTGTGTTAGTTACCTGTTAGTTACGTGGTAGTTACGTGGTCTTTTTCAGGAAATTCCACACTCTCTCAAGTCGCATAAATGCTATATTTT